GCGGCTAAGTTGGCTTCCATTCTACAAAGCCATACTGGCGGCGGCACAATGGATATTATCTGGGGTGAAGACCTTAAGCTAACTGAATCCAAGAGCGAAGTCTACAAGTTTTTGGGTGAGGAAAAGTACAAGCCAATTTTAAACGCTCTTTATGCGGGCCTTGGTATTCCACCGACGCTAACAGGTACTTATGGCGCGGCAGGCACCACCAACAACTTTATCTCTCTCAAGACTCTTACAGAAAGACTTGAGTATGGTCGCCAAGTTGTCAAGGAGTTCTGGGAGGCCGAACTTGCCATAGTTCAAAAGGCTATGGGTTTTAGGTTTGCAGCTAACATTGAGTTCGACCTAATGAACTTGGGCGATGAGCAGACAACACTAACTCTATTCAAAGAGATGGTGGATAGGAACATTATCTCCGACGAAACCATGCAATACGTAATGAAGCAGAACCCAGAAATGGAAAGAATCAGAATTAACCGTGAGGCTAAGGACCGCGATAACGGTCGTCTTGTCAATAAGACCGGCCCGTACTTCGAGCAGATTGCTACAGAAAGCCTTAAGAAGATTGCATTGCAGCAGGGAACAGTTACACCTGGGCAGGTTGGATTGGACATTCCAGAGAAGCCAGAAACAGAAACCGCGCTCATTGATAAGAAGCATGAGCAGGATATGGAGAAGCAAAAGCTTGCCAATCAGGTTAAGGTAACCCAGCAGAAGGCTAAAGGAAAGCCGGGTCAGGGTCGCCCGTCTGGGTCTAAGGATTCCTCAAAGAGAAAGACTAAAACCTTTAAGCCAAGAAGTAGGGCGGCGCTTGCTGTTTGGGCTAATCATGCCCAGGCTGAAATTGCGGCCATATTAAATCCTGGCTTCCTTGAGAGCTACGGAAAGAAGAATTTCCGCATGTTTAGTACGTCTGAAGCTGAAGAGTCAGAAAGAATCAAGTTTGGGGTATTATCTACTATTGAGCCATTCTCCGAAATTAATGAGGAAGTGGTTAAAAGTGGACTTAATTTTGGGGACGAGTACAAAGAGATGTATTCAATGTACAGGAATTATCTAAATGATGTTTCCTCAGCAACAGAGAAGAGTCCTACGCTAGACGACATTAAGAGCATCCAAGCATGTGTTTATGCAGACTATTATGGAGGAAGCGATGAGTAAGGTAAGTATAGAGCTAGATACACAAACCCAAGAACTCAAAGTAGTTGTGGACGGTAAGGCTCTCGACAATGTAACGAGTGCTAGTGTCTACAAATACAGAGACTATTATGATGATGAAGAGGAAAGGGTTTCAGTAAGTATTAGCCAAAGAATAGAGCCAGAGACAAAGGGTGATGTGTGTACACATATTATGCTCAGCGCCTCTGCTAATGGCGATTTAGTTGCAGATAAGGCTAGCGAGACAGACTTACAACGCTCAATATCCGGTTTCCTAAACAGCAAGAGAAAGAGATAAATGTCAAGATACATACCTATTTTTCAAGCAGAAATTGATGCCGGTATAGCCGAACAGGTTCGTACTCAGGCTTCAATAGCATATCTAATAGAGCCGCAAACATATGTTCCAAGTAGTGAACAGATGGAAAGAATTGCCGCTGCGCTTCATGCAGTAGGCGTTCAAAATAAGGTTCTAGCTGGATTAACAGATAGTGACCTATATCTAAACAAATCCATATTAGCTTCTACTAATTGGAATAAGAATGATGATATATTCGACCCACTAGAAACATGGCACGCTAGAAGTACCCCAATTCACAAGCCAAGTAACCTTGAGCATGTTGACACATCTATAATCGGCCACATGATTGATACGTGGTGTATTGATGAAAACGCTAAGATTATAGCTAACAATCTAGCTGATGACCATGTTCCAGCTTTCTTCCATCTAATAGATGCTTCTGTAATCTATAGGGTTTGGAGCAATGAAAAGGTTAAGGAAAAGGTAGAAGAGCTTATCGCTAAGATTGATAAGAAAGAAGCTCTAGTATCAATGGAATGTTTATTCTCTGGGTTTAACTACGGTATTATAACTCCAGAGGGCGACCAAAGGGTTGTGGCTAGAGCTACTGATACTGCTTTCTTAACCAAACACCTTAGAGCATATGGTGGTACTGGTGAATACGAAGGATGCAAAATTGGCCGTATTATGCGTAATATGTCCTTTTCTGGTAAGGGTTATGTGGTACGTCCAGCTAACCCAGCAAGCTCAGCATTCCCTTGGGAATCAGTAATAGATTTTAGTACGGCAACGGAAATAAATCCGTTTTCCAAAAGAAATGGTGTATCTATATTTTGTGGCGATACTCAACAGAGTAAAGCTGCTAAACCAAATAATGACAAGGAGAACAGTAATATGTCAGATGTTGTAAACAAGGTTCTAGAGGACCAAGTAGCTGAGCTTAAGGCTTCCGTCAAAGCGTTGACAGAAGACAACAAGACTCTTGCTGAGAAGTCCACGAAGGCATCCGTTGATAAATTGGAGCTTTCCGTTACAGACCTAACGAAGAAGCTTGAGGCATCTGTTTCAGATGTTACAGCTCTTACAAAAGAACTAGCTGACGCTAAGGCCGCTTCCGTTAAGGCAGCCGCCGACCTAGAAGCAGCTAACACAGCTAAGGCAGCTCTTGAGACAGACCTAGGTAAGATTAAGGCAGAGGCCGCTAAGGCAGCCCGCGTTGCTACTCTTGTCGCCGGTGGTGTCTCCGCAGAAGATGCAGCCGCTACAGTCGAGAAGTTTGCAAGTTCCAGCGATGAGCAGTTTGCTCTAGTTGCTGAGTTTGCTATCAAGGCTGCAAAGCCAGCACCGTTCGAGTCCAAAGACGATAAGAATGGTAAGAAAGAGAAGAAAGAAGGCTGCAAGGCTACTGCATCTGATGCAGACGAGTCCGGCGCTTCTGCTGACCTTGAGAGTGTTGAAACAGACGAAGAGCCAAATCTAGCTGCCGCAGGTAGCGAAGAAGGCGAAGACGTAGCCACTGAAACCCGTAAGGCTTTGGCTGGCTGGCTTGAATCCAGAATTGCTGGTGGTAGCAAGGCTAAAGCAAAAGCAACTAAGTAATTTCTTAAAGGAGATATAGTACAGATGGCTCTAAAATCAGATAGACACGAATTTCTAACAGACATGTCGTTCTTCACGAACTTTGTTGCTACTCGTGGTTATGTTTTGGTACACAACAGCTCCGGTTCCGGTGCAGCTATGGACCAAGCAAGTGCTTACGTTGCTCTACCAACAGGTGCAGCAGGCGTATCCGGCACAAATCCAGTAGGTTTGCTACTAAACGACGTTGTCAACTACGACTTGACTCGTCAGCACATCAACTGGCACAAGGATGAAGTCCAGGTTGGAGGCAAGGTATTGCTTCTAAGACGCGGCTGGGTTGTAACAAACGCAGTTAGCGGTACACCAACAGCCGGTGACAAGGCTTATTACAATGCTCTAGGTGAATTGACACCGACAGCCGTTGCTAATAGCACACAGGTTGGACGTTTCCTAAGCGCTAAAGACGCCGATGGATATGCAAAAGTAGACATCAACATACAATAATTTTAGGAGAGATAACAAAATCATGGCTAAGGTTCAACCGACTCCAGAAATGGACCAGCTTCTAATCAAGTCTGGTTCCTACATTAAAGAAGAGGCTCTTGCTGCTCAGGCAGAACTTGCCAAGGCCCTAGAACTACCTTTGAGAAAGGGTATTCTTTTTGGGGACATCCTTGACAGTATTTTTGAGCCTATAGCTTTGACACAGAGTGCAACTCCAGAGTTCCCTCTTGATTTCATCGCTCCAGGTACAGAAAAGGATTTCGTAGCGTATACAATCCCTAACCACGGTCGTATACCAGAGAGACACGTTGAAGGCGATTACGTCATGGTTCCGACATACGATGTCGGTGCATCCATCGACTGGTTGCTTAAGTATGCCCGTGACGCCCGTTGGGATGTTGTCGGTCGTGCTATGGAATTGATGGAAGCTCAGTTCACCAAGAAGATGAATGATGACGGATGGCACACAATCCTAGCGGCTGGTGTTGACCGTAACATTGTTGTCTTGGACGCTGATAGCAATCCAGGTCAGTTCACAAAGAGACTTGTTTCTCTAGCGAAGACAGTTATGCGTAGAAACGGTGGTGGTAACTCAACATCACTTAACCGTGGTATCCTAACGGATATTTACATGAGCCCAGAAGGTGTCGAAGACATCCGTAACTGGGGTCTTGACCAAGTAGACGAGTTCACCAGAAGAGAAATCTTCACAGCAGAAGACGGTAGAATCAACCGTGTATTCTCTGTAAATCTTCACGATTTGGACGAACTTGGTGAAGGTCAGGAATATCAGTTGTTCTACACAAACCAGCTTGGTGGTTCCCTACCATCTGGACACGTAGAGCTAGCTGTAGGCTTGGACCTACGCAAGAGTGATAGCTTTGTTATGCCAATTCGTGAGCAGGTTCAAATCTTCGAGGACGAAGCATTGCATCGTCAGAAGAGAGCTGGTCTATACGGTTGGGCTGAGCAGGGTTTCGCTGTTCTAGACAACAGAAGAGTTCTACTACTATCCTACTAAGGGTATAGTCAACTATAAAAATCAAGAGGGGCTATACTTCGGTGTAGCTCCTCTTTTTTTTGGTAGAAGGTGTATTATTAGGTAGTTATACAACTGTTTTGCCGAGGGTTAATGAGTTATGGCTATTAATGTTGCCACAATATGGGAGGTACAGACTAGCGGCCTTGATGGTAGTGGTGGCTATGGGGGTGGATTTTTTACTGGTAGCTCTCAGTATGGTACAAATTTATTGGTGACCAATTCTGGTGGTATGACTAGTAGCCCTATTGTATCTAGTACAACACATACGTTTACTAGCATGGATGTTGGGCATTGGTTATATATTGGCATCAACAATCCTTGGATTCCAGGTTGGTATCAGATAACAGGGGTTATCACTGGTAGTGGTATGATTAACGCTGATATTGGTCAAGCTACTATTTTTCAGACAAATACATTTAGCGGTGCATGTCCAGATAGACTAAATCCATCTCTTGGGTGTGCTACGACAGCATCTCCAACCGGAGGTACTTTTGCTATAGATTTCTCTCAAAACACTCCTGTACTTTTTACTGGCTTGGTTTGTACCTCTACCTCTGGTATAAATTTTACCTGTTCCAACCTACAGGGTATTTCGCCAGGAACTAGATGGTTATCAGGTAATACTATAAACATTCTTGGTGGTAGTGGTTTTACTCCTGGTCGATACCAAATTACATCGGGTTCGGCTAATACTTCGGAAATGCAGGTAGATAGAAGTTTTGGTGCTGCGTCTGGTGCTATTGCTAGCGGCTATCTTGGTGGCCCTCTAGCTACTCCTGGTTACGCCGCCTCACAAAGAGTTATTGGTAATTGTGTCTTTATTAAAAACGGCACATATACTATAACAACTAGAACAGCAAACGTATCCTCTGGTTGTATCTTAGAAATTGGAGCTAATACTTCTGGAAATACTTCAAGATGGACAGGATATAGCGGCATAAGACAGGATAGTATAAATGCTGTTACTTTAATTTTTGCTAGCGGCGTTACTTCTGGAACATTACTAAGAACATCTGGAAACTACTGCTTAGTAGATAACCTAACCTTTGATGGTAATAAGCAAACAGCCTCAAGGGGTTATTGGGCTGGTACTACTAGGCAGACTATACAAGACTGTAACGCATATAACTGTAATAGCGGGGCTTTTGTTTGTAGCAACAATGGGGCGATAGCAATTAATTGTTTAGCTACAGGTTGTTCTGTTTGGCCTGCTTATGCTCAAGACACAGGACCAACAGCGGCAAATTTTTCATTGTATAATTGTAGGGCTAGCAATAATAGCGCCGGTGGACTAGGCGTGGTTCTTCATGCGTATTATTGTATAGCCGATAATAATACTGGGGATGGAATTGGTTTTACAAATGCAACTATGGCTTATAAGTGTGTCGCATACAACAATACTAATGGTGGTTTCAATATAGGTGGTGCTGGTGGAGCTATTTTAATGGACTGTGTTGCAGAAAATAATGCAAGCGGATTTTTAGCTACTAGTGCTACCATAGGTAACTTTTTATATAATTGTGCGGCGTACAACAATACGGTTAATTACGCTAATGTTCCAGAGCAAGTAAACTGTATTGTTGGAACAGGAACATTCTTTGCTGGTGCATCTACTGGTAATTTTGCTCCAAGTCTTACATCGCAGGCTTTATATGGTGGATACGGCGTATTTCCCCGTGGTCTAACTACTCAATATACGGACATAGGTTTCCAACATCAAGAGTTATCTATTAATGATATAGCGTCTGGTATTTGGAATTACTCTAGCAGAACATTGACGGGGTAAGATATGGCTATTAATGCTGCTACATTATGGGAGGTTCAAACTAGTGGTAGTGATACGAATGGTGGAGCGTTTGTTCCTGGTCTTACTGCTGCTAATGTTTATATTTCTACTCTATCAGTAAGCAATTCTGGTGGGCTATCTACTAACCCATTAGTTACTAGTACATCATATAATTTTCTCCCCAGAGATATTGGTCACTACGTATACATAAAGAAGAATGTACAAAGCTGGACTCCTGGGTGGTATGCCATTACTGGTGTTGTTGGTAGTGGAGCTATGTTGGGTGCCTCTATAGGTAACTCAACTCAGTATTTTTCTGGAGTAAACGTCTCTGGTGGTGTAACAACATCTTCTCCAACAATAGTTAATACGGTTGCAGGATGTGCTACCACAGCTTCTCCTACTGGTGGTATGTGGAGTATAGACTATTCTCAAAGTACAGCAATAGATGTGAATGACATAGTTGCTGCTTCTACAACCACATTTTCAAGCGCTGCTTTAAAAGGAACATCTTCAGCTTGCAAAAATTATGTAGGTAACACCATCAATATTACTTCTGGTACTGGTTTTACTCTTGGAAGATACCAGATTGTTAGCGAGAATGGTGCTGGGGTTATGACGGTAGATAGAAGCTGGGTTGCTACTTCTGGAACCGCTTCTGGTAAGTTGGGTGGACCTTTAGCAAATCCTGGTTTTATGCAATCACAAAAGGTAACTAGTAATGGCGCCTTTATAAAAGCTGGTACGTACATAATTTCAAGTAGCGGCGTTAATACCAGCTCTGGTTGTTTAAACGATACGGTTGGTGGTGCTGCTGCTACCTATGGTACAACTATTGGTTATAACTCCGTAAGGTGTGACAGTGGCACTCCACCCGTTTTACAATTAGCTAGCGGTGTTAGGTCTGGTGTAATAATAAGAATTGCAAGTTCGTTTTGCTCTTTTGAAAATATTACATGTGATGGCAATAATGCATTTAGAGGTCGCGGTTTTTTGCTTTTCAGTGTAAGGGCCGTTACTAGGTCATGTAATGCTTACAACTGTACAAGCGGAGGATTTGTTGGGTCTAGCGCTGGAACAGCTATTTCGTGTGTGGCAACTGGATGTTCTGGTGTAGCTGCGTTTAGTGCAAGTATATTAAATATTGCTCATTGCGAAGCATATAACAATATGATTGATGGATTTAATGTGTCGGCACAGTCTGTGGTTAAGTGCCTGTCATACAACAACATAGGAGCTGGTTTTGTTATTGGTGTTCTGAATATTACAGAAGGATGTATAGCATACAACAATACAAAAAATGGATTTGAAAACACGTCAGCACACGGAATGTATGTAAATTGTGTTGCAGAAAATAATGGTGGTAGTGGATTTTATGCTAGTCTTAGTACACTTAATTACTTTAGAAATTGTGCTGCATATAATAATACGGTGAACTATGTGCCGCTCACATCACAAAGGCTTGAAAATTGTATTAGCGGTTCCACTAGTTTCTTTGTTAATGCTTCTGGTGGTAATTTTGCTCCAAATAATAATATAAGTGGCGGTCTGTTGCTACAGGGAAATGGCTATCCTACTATTGACCCTAAAGGTACAACCTTAATGTATCCAAATATTGGTTTACAGCACCAAGAACTAACGGCTAATAATATTGCATCGGGAGTATGGAATTATTCAAATAGGACTAGAACAGGATGAGAATAGATGATATAAATAGCGCGGTATGGGCTTACGGCACTAGAATATTAGTGTCGGGAGCAAATACTAGTCCTACGGACAAATTAGGTCAAATCCAACAAGCTGTCTGGCAATATAGTACAAGGATGATGACTAATGTGTTTACTGCATATTCTACAGACATAGAATCAATTTCTAATCTAGTTGACCTAGGCGACCTAAACATAGACAGCACAACTACAACCAGTGGCCTTAATGCAATTGCTAAATATTGTTCGTTGTGTATAGAGTCAATTTCTCAATTGGTTGACTCAAATAGTTTAAACGCAGATACTCTAACGACATTTCAAAAGAATAGCTCTATCAACATAGACACCTTACTACAACTACTGAAAAGCAATGTGGTCGATATTGAGACAGCTCTATCTCTTACTAGCAACAAGTCCCTTGACATAGAGACATTGTTATCTCTTAGTAACAACAAGTCCCTTGACATAGAGACATTGTTATCTCTTAGTAACAACAAGTCCCTTGACATAGAGACATTGTTATCTCTTAGTAACAACAAGTCCCTTGACATAGAGACATTGTTATCTCTTAGTAACAACAAGCAAATCGACATAGATACGCTATTAGCTCTTAGTAACAACAAATCCATTAATATAGACAGTGTGCTTGCAGCTAGTAATCTAGCGGTACTAGCTCAGTACGCTATCTGTATAGAGTCAATTTCTAAGTTCATTAAATCAAACAGTCTAACCGCCGACACCCTTTCTTCTCTTAGTGGTTCCAGACTGGTTAATATTGATACTGTACTTCGTTTAGCGGCGCAGAAAAATATAAGTGCAGATTCCTTGTTGTCATTAAATAAAAACGGTCTGGTTGACCTAGATACACTATTGTCACTATCTAAGAACAATAGCTCTAACCTAGATACCATATTGTCATTCTCTAAGAATAGTAGTATTGATTTAGATACACTATTAGGGCTATCTAGAAACAATACTATAGATATAGACTCACTACTGTCGTTGTCTAAGAATAGTACAATAGACATAGAATCGTTATTGTGGTTATCTAAAAACAATAACATTAATCTAGATTCACTATTAAGGTTATCTAAGAACAATACAGTAGACTTAGATACACTACTAAAGCTAACTAAGAATAACGGTGTCAACCTAGAGACGCTATTGGCATTAAGTAGGGGTTACATAGCAAATATAGAATTTATCTCTATGCTTAAAAAGCAATCGCCGACAACTATAGAGAGCATCAAGCGTTTAATGTTGGCTGTAAACGCCAACGTGGATAGTTTGGGAAAGACACTTAGAGATGGGACTATTGGTGTTGAGTCTACTGCGTCAGTTGCTATCTATCCTATTAGTTCAACTTTTTCCATAGAATCCATTATTGGTGTATTAAATGTTAGTGACTTTGTTATCGAGGGGTATTTTATCCCTAGTGACCAGCCAGAGGTTGGAGTTCCTGTACTTGTAATTGTGGACCCAGAAAATAATGTGGCGGTTGTTGGTCTAGAAAATAACACTGTGGTTGTGGACACATTTAACAACACAATAACAGTTAAGCAAAATTCTCAGATTTATAAAGTACCCAAAATAGACAATAGTATCCAATATTAATAAGTGACACATAGAGGTAAAACATGCCAATTTCATCTGGTGACCTAGTATTCTACGGTAGCGCAAACATGCCGACTGGCGATGCCACTACTGCTGGTGGTGCTATAGATACATCAACAAGGGTAATATTTGATGATACTACACTAGCTAATGCTGTTGGACCATCTGTATTGTCTGTTGTTTCTACTATAGCTGGAGACAATAGCGGCATTTTAATTTACGGTAGAGATGCCGGTGGTGCCCTAATTAACTCCACTATTACTCTTAGTGGGCTAACACCAGTTACCGGAGTTGTATCTTATGATAGGATTCATATGGTAAGTGGTCAGCATAACGGAACACTTTCTCTTAAGAAAGCTGCTTCTGTTATTGTAGCTATGGAGTCTGGCGTGAATGTTATTCGTCGTCCATTTTTCAATGCTATTGCTGATGCTTCTGGTGGCTCTTCAAGAACATATTATGAAAAGGTATTCCTAAAGAATAACCATGCAACACTTACACTAACATCTGCTTTCATTAGCGGTTCTTCTTCTGGTCTTGCATCATTTGTAGATATTTCAGCAGAAAGCGGTACTGGTGGAACAACAACTATTACTAATCGCCTAACTTCCCCAACTGGAATTTCTCCATTCGGAGATGGAAGTGTTTCAATAGCTAATGTTGTAGCTGGTGGAACACAGCCGGTATGGTTGTCATTAACGCTAGCTGCTGGCACAGCTCCTCAACTTGGTCTATACACAATTGCTGCACTAGGAAACACAACCTAATAATTAAGGTAGCTACATGATTCTATATAAAGAAGCAAATGAGTCAAAGGTATTTGGCGTAGACTTTTCTGCGAATTTAGCTACTGGCGAAACCATATCTAGTTCAACGATAACATCAGACACGGTAGGACTTACCATTGGTAGCCCATCAATATCTGCTGGAATAGTGACCTTTAGGATTTCCGGTGGCGTTGTTGGTACGTCCTATGGATTAACGGTATCAGCGGTTACATCGGAATCAAACACATACGAACAGTGTGTGACTCTTTCAATTAATGAGTGTGACGACCTACTATCTTTGGTTACATCACTAAGGGTTATGATTAATGATTTGGAGACAGACCCAACGTATTCTGACAATAGACTAAAGCAAGTTTTGTGTGTGGCAGCGCAACAGGTAAAGGTTCATCTAAACTTTACAGATTATACGATTAATCTTCTAGCTCTAACAATTACGCCAAATCCAACAGCAGCAGCTACGTTAGACGAAGCATATGCGGCCCTAGTAGTTCTAAAGGCTGCGTGTTTTATAGATACAAATGCACTTAGGACTAAGGCGGCTCTGGCTGGAATAAGAGCTACTCTTGGTGCCCTAAGTCTAGATACAAGCAACAATATTCAAGGATATATCAACACAATCAAGTTGGGTCCATGTGCAATGTTTGATGACCTAGCCGCCGATTATGCTATTGGTAATCCAAATATTTGGAAAGCTATACTTAGTCCATTCATTAATAATCAATTTGACCCAAGAAATTTACAGTCAACAGAAGTACGTAATCGTACAGGCAACTTTAATAGTGGAGAATTTTAATGGGAATAGATGTAATAAAGGCTATAACAGCTAACAACATAAAGAACGGAAGTGTTGTACTAGGTAGAGTTGGTGGTACTTATGCCGCCGGTCCTCTAGCCGAGAACAGCAGCGTAAGCAACAATCCAACAATTACAACAATAGAGTCAAAGTACGGCGCTCGTTTCGATGACGCTAGTTACTACAACAACTAATGAGTAATCCATTCGCCGGTATAATAACGCCCGAGTTTAAGGCATTATTCAATAATGCGATAGACGCCCTATTGGAAAGTACGGCCCTAACGGTCCCGTGTAGGATTGTATTTGGAACAACAAAGAACACCGAGTGCCCTAATTGTGTATTGGATACGAACGCAAGGGTATCCGCCAATAAATACAAAGCAGGTGGCCCTAGTTCTTTTCCTCTGGGTTCTATTTGTCCGATGTGCGCGGGTGTAGGATTTATTGCGGTAGATACCAGTCAGATAATCTACATGGCTGTTATTTACAACGAGCAGCGTTCTAAGTTCATCAAGACAGGATTGAATCTTACGGCCTCAGACTACTTTGTACAGACAATATCACACGCTTCTACCTATGCGGCCCTTAAGAATGCCAAAGAGGTAGTTTTTGATACGGCGGTCGAGGGACAGGCAACTAGGAACTTTCAGAGATACGGCGACCCAACTCCAGTAGGTTTTGGTGATAGTGCCTACATAATAACACTTTGGACAATAGATAAGTAATGAAGATACTTCAGACAGATGCTCAAATTGAGAAGATGATTGCTGACATAACACTAGAACACTATCAACAAGTTATGCGCGCTGCTAGGAAACCAATAGTCAATAGAATTAGAGAAGTGGTTATTGAGGCGATTAAGAGAGAGCCGGAATACGAGTCTCTTTTGAACGGTAGACTTCTCGGTGAGTTTGGCCTAACGGGCGCTGAGCAGAAACTAGCAACTATATTGAATGTGTGGGCTCAAGACATACATATTGTGGTCGCTAAAAAAACCATAGCTATTACGGTAATCGGCGGCAACTTTGAAGATGTGTTGGCTTTACCAGAAGCCAGACAGATTACAGAGAAGGGGCAGTCTTTAGAATGGTTAGACTGGTTGCTTATTCAGGGTGATAAAACAATCATCAAAGAGTATACAATCAAGAAGTCTTTCAATAAGGATAGTAGAACTGGATTAGCGGTGATGGTAGAGAGCAAGAAAGGAAAGTGGGCGGTTCCATCTCAATACTCAGGAACTCCTAGAGATAACTGGGTTACAAGGGCGATTAGAAATATACATGCTAGTTCTATAGAAGAAGTCATCATTCAGGAAGTAACATCTAGATGGTAGAATCATATACAGTATTTAAGGGCGTAACAAGTATCGGCAGCACGCTGGTAATGAACGAACTTGAAAATAACATGAAGACTTACCTAGACTGGGGGTTCTTAAATATAGGCGGTTTCGTAAATGTTCAGATTCCTGCTAGTAGCTCTTTCGGTGGAAACTTTCATCAACTAAGGCAATCAGCGGACCCAACCTATGCAAGTGGTACAGTCTGGGAGACAATAAGGAAAGACTGGGTGTGGGAAACAGGAGTTGTTTATGAGGGAACTTCGCCCATAGCAATTTCTGGTGTTTGGATTAATAATCAGTTCTATGCTCCAGGTGATGCAACATGGGGTCACTATTACGACTATAGGAATGGTAGGGTTATTTTCAACAACCCAGTTTCTTTATCTAGTGGCGTATCAATGAACTATAGCTATCGCTATGTGCAAACATATGTAGCTAATGATGCTCAGTGGTTCTACGAGGGTCAGTACGATTCGTTTAAGCCGGGAAGTACACAGTGGGCAACATCCCCATTAAATAGTGGAGACTATTCTGTGCCGCCGCAGCATAGGGTACAGTATCCAGCAATCATTATTGAGGCTGTGCCAAGAGCTTATAACAAACCATACGAACTAGGTAATTCTGCTCTATGGGTTGAACAAGATGTTAAATTCAATATTGTAGCTGAGAATAAATGGGGAAGAAATAAGCTAATAGATGTGCTTAGGTTAGAAGATAACCATGTAATCTATTTGTATAACAGCGATTCTGTCGCAAGGTCTGGGCTTAATTCACTTGACTACAGGGGTATGTTGGTAAATACAACTGGAAACTATCCGTATTTGGTCAACAATTATCCATTCGTTAAGTGCTATTTCAAGGATACAACAGTTGCCGAAGTAGAGTCAATTAGCGCAAATCTACATGAAGCATCTGTCCGTATCACTATGGAAATGGTTTTACATAAAATATAGTCTCAAATGGTGTATTATCATTAGAGAACAGGTTTTCCTACTAAATGGAGCAATAATAAAACATGGCTAACAAGCGTATTTTTTATGCTATCGAGCAAGTTGGTGTTAAAAATGACGCCGACGCTGGACAATTCAATGCGCTTCATGGCGTACAGTCCTGTGGTATTACCACGAACTTCAATCTTAACCAGGTTTTTGAGCTTGGTCAGATTGCTATTTATGCGAACATAGAAGATTTGCCAGATGTGCAGATTACACTTTCCAAGGTTCTTGACGGTTATCCATTGATATACCACAGAGCTACGGTAGGTGCTACTGCTCCAACATTGGTAGGTCGCTCAACATGCAAGTGCGTTGTTGCGCTAGCTATTTTCCCAGACACAAACACATCTGCTACGGGTGCCCCAGGCTCAATGGTTGAAGCCTCTGGTCAGTTCGTATCTTCTGCCTCTTATCGTTTCGGCGTAGACGACCAAGGAACAGAAGAAGTAAGTCTAGTTGGTAACAACAAGATTTGGAAGAACGACTCCAGAATTCTTAGCGGCGAAACAGTGTCTATTACATTCAGCGGCCAGTTCACATCTGGTGCTGATGTTCCTGCTGCTTCTGTCGGTATTAGCCGTAGACAGCACATCGTCTTCACTCCAACAGTAGGTACAACAGACGCTAACGGTCAGATTACTGACCCAGACTGTACAATTCTTCCGATTGAAGTCGAAGGTATCAATGAGAGTGGTGTTAATGTTCAGGCTTCTGATAGTACAACAACCGCCCACGTTCAGACTCTAGGCGTAAACGTAGACTTTAACCGTACAGCTCTTAACGAGCTAGGTCACTTGGCTCCGTATACACGTTATATCAACTTCCCAGTTCAGGTTACAACAGAAATCGGCGTTATCTCCGCTTCTGGTGACTTGGTATCTGCTACTGAAAAGGGTATTTACACAACTGGTTCAGGATGTGGTGCTTTCCAGGGTAACCTAAAGAACAACACAATCCGTATTGCTACTTGCGAAGGTACACGTATCTACTGTGGTCTAAAGAACAAACTACAGTCCATTAACTACACTGGTGGTGACACCGGCGGTGGTAATGTCCAGGTAACATACAGCTATCGTAACTTCAACGACTTTACTGTCATGCACTCAGGCGACCCGCACGCTAGCGGTGCTGCTTGGTGGACGGCACGCGCAACTTATTTGTGCAACTAATGGCGTAAGCATAAGGGGGCTGTGCGGGGGTAAAACCCCGCACAACCCTCTTTTCGGTTAGTAAGAACAGGATTATCAGGAATACAATATCTATGGATGAAAGCTTCGTATTACAAACTATAGGACGTTTGTATCTAGACAATCTGCGTATGCAGTTAATAGTCAAAGATGCAGCCACTAAAGATGCTCAGCTTCTAGAGCTACGTCGTCAGTTAGACGAATTGCAGAGAGCGGCTATCAATGAATCAAACAGAAAAAGCTGAGACGATTTATAGAATCATCTCTGGCATAAATGAGATTAGCTGGGCGGACGATGAATACATAGTCAAAAACCCCGACATAGACATACTGTACAAAGCTACCAAGATGCACAATGATATTGTACGCAAACTAAGGTACAATGATGAGTGGCTTAGTGCAGGCGAGATTGACAGGCTTCTTTTATCCCAGAAACTTATTCCGCCGAACATAGATGAAGTTATTAAGGAGATGGGTAAGCAGGTAGAAGATATTAAGGTAAGTATGTATAAGTCTTACCTTAAAAAAGAGATATTAGCAATGTTGAGAACTAGGCTTAAACTGCTCAAAGATAAGTTAAATGAAACAGTGAACGCTAAGCATATGTTTGACTATGTTACTAGTGATGGCTACGCTATAATGTTGAAGAATCAGTTTGTTCTAGCGAACACGCTATTTTTCAAAGATGGCACTAAGGTATTTGATTCTTTTGAAAACGCCGACTATAGATTGCTAGACAATATAATGAGCGTATTGAACGATAAATACCTGACAAGTGAAGAGATTAGAGAGTTAGCCAGAACCGAGCCGTGGAGGCCGATATGGTCAAACTCAAAGGAGAAGGCTGTTCAGGGGGTTGGGTATGAGTGGACAGATGAGCAAAGAGCTATAATTTCTTACTCTAGGATGTACGACAGTATCTATGATAACCCAGAATGTCCAAGTGACGAGATTCTTGAAGATGATGATATTCTAGATGGATGGCTAATCAATCTAAGAAGGACTAGAGAAAAAGACAAGAAGACAAGTGAGCTAGAAAATTGGTTGGGCGATAAGTATAAGGACGCCGGCGAAGTATTCTTACCAGCATCAAACCAAGAGAACGCTCAGGAAATATTTGATTTGAACAGTGAGCATATGAGGCAACTTAAGGCACAAAGAGATAAGGCCATAAGGGACAGAGGAGTCTTAAACGAAGCAGAGCTACCAGACGTTATGTTAGATAGGGTAGTTCAGGTAAATAGATAAGGAATAATACTATGGTAGATATGGAAAGAGTTTCTTTGCTTAGGCAAGAGCTTTTAGAAACTGCTGAAGCAGAGCGTGTGAAAAAGAATAATGAGGATAAGTATAAGGAAAACTCAAAGAAGAGATTAATGTCTGTCATAGAGAAGAAGTTCAAGACTACTATGATAGGGGCGCTCGCTAGGGTTGAAGATGGCTTCGGTTCCTTGTGGGGTCATGGACAAAGAGACTTAACGCCAGAGCAGCAAGAATTTCGCAAGCTTTGGACCGAGGTTAGGACAGACGTTCTTAATAATGGAAACAATCAGCTTAGGGGTGCGCTAGACGAAATAGCAAACTACACCATGAGCTGGGATAAATTCAAGACAGAATTCGTAATTAGACCTAGAGAAGAAAAAGGATGTGAGAACGATGAGTAAAACCAAGAAAGAACAAGAAGAGTACACATTACCAGATGGTAGGAAACTAACACTTCGTCTACCGGGTGTAAAGGAATTCAGAGAGGCCCAGAGCGTATACAATGCTGAGTTTAAGAATTCAGTTGATAGCGGCGCTTTCCTAAGAGTCAGCCTTGACGACTTTGCTAAGAAGCAGGGCGTTTGGAGCGATGAGAAGCAGGCCGAGTACGATAGTATTAGGCACCAGATTCTAGAGAACGAGAAGGCTCTAGAAAAGGGTGGTATTAAGCTAAGTCAGGCTAAGGCTCTAGCTCTAGAAATGGTTGAGCTTCGTGGTAATCTTAGAAGCTTAATCGCTCCTCGTAGCGAACTCGATAATAAGACTGCTGAAGGACAGGCTGACAATGAAAAGTTTAACTATCTAATATCGGCCTGTTTGGTGTATAAAGATACAGGTAAGCCCTATTTTGCGAAGGACGAAAACCATGCAAGCGGTTATGCTGCATTCTTGAATGCCCAGACCGACCCTGCCGCTATATGGGGTGCTACGCAGCTCAGTGCGGTCATGTACGGCCTCGATAATAACTTTGAGGCTAAACTACCAGAGTTTAGATTCTTAAAGGAATACGGCTTTATAGACGACCAGCTACGCCTAATAAACAAGGATGGTCATCTAGTTGATAAAGATGGTAGGCTTGTAGATGAGCAAGGTAGGTTTATCAACGAAAAGAACCAGTTTGTTGACAGGGATGGTAACCTAGTTGACGAAGATGGTAATTATGTGGTCGAAAAGAAACCGTTCTTGGATGACGACGGTAAAGAAGTGGTATTGAAAACAGATACCCCAGAGGTAAAAGAGGTACAATTAGAGGCTGTTGCCGAAAAAGTATCTCCAAAAGTAGATAGCGTTCCTCCAATGCTAGAGGTTGTATCGGAGGATGAAAAATAAGCGGACAGTGTAAGCTATACGGATAGTGCATAAGTGTTAATTCTTGTGTCTATTCGTGTAGCTTTTTTTATAGGTAAACATGGCAAAAACATTCCAGTTGACAGCGCAGCTTAATCTTGCTGCACCCAATAACCTAAAGAGCGTTGTTAGCAACATTCGTAGCCAGCTAGGCGACGTTGATGTTAGGGTTAATGTCAATATGGGTAACGCCATTAAGAACATCAAAGAAGCTAGAACAGAAATGGAAGCTTTCGGTTTCCAGTCTGGTTTGGCTATCAAGAGATTCGCCGCGTTCTCTCTTGCCACCGCAGGCATTATAGGTTTCGTCTCCGCGATTAAGAATGGCTTCACAGAAGCTATTAAGTTCGACCGCGAAATGGTTCGTCTAGCCCAGGTTCTAAACACATCCGTTAAGGGTGTGCGCGAAATCTCTACAGCCGTAGATGAGCTATCTAGGAAGTTCGGTGTTAGCTCAACAGAGCTTCTAGACGTTTCTACTACATTGGCCCAGGCTGGTTTGTCAGCTAAGGAAACAAAGGTAGCTTTGGAAGCTCTAGCTAAGTCTTCTCTAGCTCCATCCTTCGACAATCTTAAAGATACAACAGAAGGTGTTATCGCTGCCATGAGGCAGTTTAATCTAGGTGCCCATCAAGTTGAGGCTGCCCTAGGTTCTATTAACTCTGTTGCTGCTGCGTTCGCCGTTGAATCTGGCGACATTATTACAGCTATTCGTACCACTGGTGGTGTCTTCGCCTCTGCTTCTAAGGGTGTGGCCGAAGGTACGGACGCTCTTAATCAGTTCATCTCAGTCTTTACATCTGTTCGTCAAACAACTCGTGAAAGTGCTGAATCTATCGCTACTGGTCTACGTACAATTTTTACACGTATCCAGCGCCCTAGAACAATCGCCTATCTACAAGAGTTTGGTATCGAGCTAAAAGACCTTGAGGGTAAGTTCGTAGGTCCGTATGAGGCCGTTAAGAGACTAAGTAATGGATTGCGCGAACTTGATAATCGTGACCCTAGGTTCGCCGCTATCACAGAAGAGCTTGGTGGTTACAGACAGCTAAGCAAGATTATTCCTGCTATTCAGCAGTTTGCTGTAAGTCAGAAGGCTTTAGGTATCGCCGAGGCTGGAACTACATCTCTAACAAGAGATAGTGCCACAGCTCAACAGGCCCTAGCTGTTCAAATTGCTAAGGTTCGTGAAGAGTTCCTATCCCTAATACGTTCTCTTGCGTCTTCTACACTATTCACAACACTAGCTAAGCAAACATTAAGCATAGCATCTGGATTCATCTCCATTGCTAAGGCCATAGAACCTATTCTTCCACTACTAACAGTTCTTGCTGGTATCAAGCTTGCATCTGGACTAACACAGTTCTCAGGTGGTTTTTTGGGTGCTATTAAGAAGGGTGGTGGCGCAGGTGGAGTTGGAGCAGGTCTAGGTGGAATATTAACTGGTCAACAGGCCCGCCCGTTTGCTACAGGTGGTATAGTTCCTGGTGTTGGTAATACAGACAGCGTTCTAACACGCTTGATGCCTGGAGAATTCGTTGTCCAGAAGTCTGCTGTAGCAGCGATTGGAGAAAAGGCACTACATGGTATTAACAAGTTCGCCGGTGGTGCTGGTCCATCATACAAGCAGCTATCTGCAAAAAACAAGGGCGTAATTGACCCACAATATATTGCTTCTCTAAGAGCTATGAAGTCTAGCGACCCTGCTGCATATCAAGCAATAGTAGATGCTTACGAAGGTAGCGCCCCAAATGTCCCAGTAAAAGCTAAGTCAAATTTTAAGTATGGTTCAAAGCCAGGGTCAAACGACCTAATCGTTGATGGTAGCTACGGTGGTCTATTCTTCCAGCTTGGAACAAATAAGGTTGTCAACTCACTAGTTGGAACAACGCCGGGCAATCTATCAAAAGAATCACAGGCCGCTATAAGCAGTAAGTTTGGTAAGGTTGGCAAAATCCTTGGTCAGCCATATCAGTTCTTCATCAATAAAAACAAGAAACAAGAGTTTGGTGGAATAGCATCAAAGTCATTCGACCAGTCACTAAAGAATATACTAGACTCCCAAGGTGGTGCTGCTTCTGTCTCTGCGTCTCTTGGTATCAGTGAAGACGAGCTTCTAAAAAGACTTAAGAAGCAAACTGGATATGAACAACTAGCTGGTTCATTGTTTGAATCTTATGTTGGTGTTCTTGCCGGTCAGGTAAAAGATACTAGTAGAGGTCGTAGCTTCGACTTTAATCCAGTTGGCGCTGGCTTTGAAAAGCTATTTGGTCCTGGCGTAAATAGCATAAGACATGCTGACGCTAAATATACATCTAATGCTAAATCAAGAAGCTCTATCGTAGAGAAGGCTATTAATACATACCTTGCAGGAGAAGGTTCTGGTATCAATGTGTCTCAATTTGGGGCACAGTCTGCTAAAGATAGGTTTGCTGGATTCAAGGCAAAAGACCTAGATATTTTCACAAAGGGTGGAATTCCACATAAGGCCGGTGGTGGCGGCGGTGATGGTCTAGCTATGGTTATGCCTGGAGAGTTTATCCTAAATGCAAATTCGGCTGGTAAGCTAGGCCCAGAAGCTTTACATACAATTAATAATGCACACAAGTATGCTGGTGGTGGATTCTTCGACAGACTATTTGGTAGAAAGCCTCCTATTAAAAGACAGGGTATTCTAGACCTACTTGGTAACGCCCCTGGTGTTCGTGGGTATTCTCCTGGTGACTTGAAGCAGAAGTTCAATACAAGCTATAGCGAAGCTCGTTCTGGTGGACAGGAGCAATATGCAGCCTTTGACCAGAAGCAAGAAAATGATAGAATAAGAGAAGAAGCTAGTCTTATAGCTCGTACTAGAGGCATTCATATTAGACAAGCTACTAAATTAGCTCAGCAACAATCTAGACTAAATGGTTTCAGACCAGCTCAACAACAAGACCCTCTTAGTGTTGGAGCTACTGACTCACTTAATAGTGCAAAGGACCAGCTTGGTGTCAACTATGATAGACTAGCAGTAACACCAACAACAGTAGGTGGTGGAAGAACCGTTGTTACTAAGCCACCTACTAAGCCTGGACTTTTTGCTCGCGCCCGCGATGCCACAAACTATCTACTTAATCGTAATCAAGAACCTTTGAGCGAAGAAGAGCAGATTCAAAAAGACGCAAAAGATGAGAAGAGAAGTAGGTTTAATAAAAAGCTTGCTGGAGCAGCACTAGGAGTAACTTTAGCAGCTCCGCTATTAGAGCGTGCTGCTGGTAATAATGCACATGCACAGGGTGCAATTGGAGCCCTAACTGGAGCTTCTGCTGGAGCTGCTGCTGGTTCAGTATTTGGCCCGGCGGGTACAGCAGTTGGTGGTATTGCTGGAGCTATAGGCGGATTTGTTTCAGCTTTCAAGGAAGCAAACCTAAAAGTTGCAATGGAGAAGTTAGCTAAGTCAACAGACAAACTAGAAAAGGGGTTTTTGCAATATTCAAAAGGAGAGGGTGGTTCTCAAAAGGGACTTGCTGAAGATACTCGTAATGCACTAGCTTCCGCTAGAGGATTAGATAAAAAGGGTGCAATTGGCTCTGGTATCACTGGTGCTGCTGACCTTTATGGTGGCGGTATTGGTGGACATATTACGTCTGGTATTGTTGGTGTTGGCGCGCTTCTACCAAGCAGTCTTGGTGGGGATGATGCTCGCGCCTCTATAAAAGCTAGAGTAGAAGCAGAACAACAACAAAGGTCTTCTGACTACCTACAAAACCGCCAAGGTATCGGTGCTGTTAATGAAAAGTATTTCAGTAGTCTTGCTGAAAAGGGTAAGATAGAGGAAGTAGGCGGAAGAATAATAGATAGAAACGATGACTATTCTGCTTATTCTGATGTTACGAAATTTGGTGAAGACCACAGGGACCAGATTCGCTCTCTTGCCGCAACTGGTGCTAGGGCTGGCGTAAACGCCGATGAAATTACAAGGACTAGAGTAGCCGCAGAGGGTGGTGGATTTCAGCCAGTTGTGACAGATGATGATGTTTGGTATGGAACACCAGAAGACAAACTTAAAGATAAACAGGGTAGAACCAAAGAAGCGTATGAGGCCGATGTAAACAAGGCTGTTGCTGATAAAGAATTTACTCTTGGTAAGATAAGACTAGATGAGTTGCAGGTTCTTGGTAAGTTATCAACAGCAAACAAGAAGGCTGCGACAGAGCTAGCTATCTTTAGTGATGAGTTAGAGAAGATAGGCGCTCGTGTTGGAAGGGTTGGTGCTGAGTCAGATAAGAGAGGTATCGGCGTAGAAAATGCGTTTGCTACTGCTAATAATCAGTTTGGTATAGGTAGGCAGGCTAGTAACCTAGATGTATTTACAAATAACAGAGCTTATAGTCAAGATGAAACCAAGAGTGCTTTTGCCGGTCTTGGACTTGGTGCCGACGCTACAAGTAGACTTAGTGGAGCTGCCCTATCAACAAAGGCACTACAAGAGAATCTACCACAGGAACTATTGAAGCTATACTCTGGTGGTACATCACAAGCAGATGTTTCAACAGCTACAGGTGCTAATGATTCTATTAACAAGATACTTAAAGAGCAAGGACTAAGCAAAGAAAGTCTTCCTAGAGAACTAAGAGATGAAATCACAAGTGCTATTGCTCAACAGACAGAAGAGAATAAGCAGAGTGGTTCACAAAACTCAAGAACATTTTTTGAGAAAGAGCTTCCAAAAAGACTAGCTTCTATTAATGAGGCTGTGTTTAAGGCTGGAGCTGAACTTCAGAAGGGTCTTGAAACAGCTAATAATACATACCTAGCTGGAATCAACCAGTATATTAACCAAAGCTTAAAGGCTACTTCTTCTCTTGCGGCAGCCGACAAGTCAAGAAGTAACAACGAGAACTCGCTAATCAAACTTACTGGTCGTACACTAACAGAAGACCAGTTTGGCGCTCCAGACTCAGCAGAAATTGATAGGCTAACAGGTGTTAAGGGAAGTGGTGCAAATAGCATCATACAAACAATTGGTGGTCTAGATAAAAAGAAGGCTGACCTTAATAGCCAGCTAAGTGGTCTTGATAAAGGTAGCTCAGACTATACAAATAAGAGCCAAGCTCTACTAGACGCCCTTGCTGGCGTTGAAGAGGGTCTTGGTAATAACATTAGAGCGTTGGAGCTATCAACAGAAGCCAGTGGTAAACTAGCTGGTATTCAGCAAACACTAGCACAAGAACAAGAGGGTAGAGATAAGGGTAGGGGTCTTGCTGCTCAGGCTAGCGGTAGAAGTAGAACTGAGGTTGCCCAAGGAAGAAGAGCAGCTCGTAGAGCAGACGAGGTATTTAGCGGTAGAAGAAATGTAAATAGTCTTTCTAGAAGAGAGGCTACCAGTGTTTTTGCGTCAAAGGCAGCAGATATTGAAACAATAACAAATGAAGATGAAAAAGAAAAAGCAAAGGCACAGCTTGCTAAATATCAACACAGCTTTAATCTAGCTAATAATCAATATAAGAGTAGGGCCGAAGCAGAAGCAGCGGAAAAGGGTACTACTGAAAAAGTTCAGATTAGCGCAGGTCAGTTTGGTCAAAGAATTTACAACGGTGGTACTCCCGCTGAAAGAAAAGCTGCTGCTGAAGCTGGTAGTATATATGATGGTCAAAACACAGGCAAGGACTTCCTTGCTAACAGACAGAAGCCAAAGGGTGTTGATGGCTCATTAGCTACGAATCGCGCTAAGGCAATAAAAGATGTGCAAGCTGCCGGTAACAAAATTGGTGAGTTTAGTAACGAGGCGTTTGCCGCCAATGTAAACAACCTAAATGCTGCTGCCGATAAGCTTGTTGCACTAAGCAACACAAAGATTAGTCTAGAGGGAACCCACACAGTAAACGTAAACATAACTGGCGGCGACTCCCTTAAGGATGGTATTGGTCTATTGGTACAGGCAGAGGTTGGAAAAGCTATTAAGGCCCTTAATATGCCTAAAGACCAGCAGATAGAAAACAAACAAGGAATGGCATAATGTCAATAGTAACAATGGTGTATGGAACGTACAACATAAGTCCAGTTCCATTCTTAGCACTAACAAGACAACTACAAACTAAAGCTGATGGCACCATAATTGGATGTCTATTTAACGCTAGACTAGATGGTACAATCTATTGTCCTACTGGTGGATTTCCAGCAGTTATAGCTAAACAACAAGACCTAAGACAAGCATTTCTAACACACGGCCTATTATTTAAGGTCATGTGTGATAGTACGGAATTAATTAAGGCTTATCCTAGAATCGCCGGTCCTATAGATTTCCAAGAGACTAGCGATAATTGGGTGTTCTCAACAAAGTATTCCGTTGACCTACAGTGGGATGATGAGCTTGTTCTAAACGAAGCAAGCGGCCTAGTTCCGCCCTATATCTCCGATACACAAGAATCATGGAGCGTAGAGTTTGTTGAAGATAAGGCTAAGTATGAGTTTACGTTGTCTGGGTCTATAACTGATGCTAATCCATATCAAGTAAGAATAACACATGCTATTTCTGCTGTGGGTAAAAAGCACTATACTTCAGGTATATTAGATAAAGAAGCATGGGAGCAGGCTAGGGAGTATATTGTTCCTCGTCTTGGATATAATGGTTCATACTTAGGTGCTTCTGGTGTATTAAATATAAGCAGCGGTAACTTTACTGCGTTTAATCATGTTAGACAAAATGTGGTAGATATATCTGCTGGAAGCTACTCTGTAACCGAGAATTGGATTGCTATCAATCCATCTGGAAGCGGCGTGGCCGGTAGGGCTTTAGAGGATTTTACTGTTGACGTTCGTAAGGGCATTGAATCGGATATAACGACCGTATCTATACAAGGAAGCATACAGGGTCTTGAGACAAGAAGCTATGGAACAAATCCAGGTGACTTCACAATCTCAGAGACAAAATATGCTGCGGCCTCTGGTTATTGGGCTGCCATTAACACCACAAGAATCTATCCAAGGGCACAGTTATTTGCTGGTTCGGGTCTAACTCGTCCAATTAATACAACCCCTGCAAGTAGAGTCGTGGGTCATAATCCAGTTAATGGACTTATTACATATTCATATGAATATAATGATAGGCCATCTAATTGTATTACTGGCGCAATAACAGAAAGCATAATGGTAACAGATAATAATCCTACTGATGTATTTGCTGAAATAGGTATTCCAGGTAGAAGTGCTGGACCAATTCTTCAGGATATGGGTACAATAACTTCTGCTAAGAGAGAGGTTAGTATTGAGGCGATAATGGCACCAGCAACAGGTTGTGCTTCAGTTTCGGGGTTATTTATAAACAATCCGAGAACTCAAGTAGCTACTATAATAAACCTATTCTCTGGCGACCTAACATCGACACATACACAAGTATTCAAACATGCGGACTCAGAAACATGGGATGTGAAAACAGGAAGATACACAAGACAGGTTGGATGGACGTATCAACAAGGTTGCTAAGGGTGATTAATGGCGTATAATGCGTGTTCCGGCGTAAGCAGAAACATATTCGGACCACCGGAACAAACACTGTTCTTGGGCTGTAGCATTTCGTCATTCAGTGTAAATGTTGGATGGAATGAACAAGTTGGCGAAGTCACTGTTTCACTTGCACAAGATACGTGTCCAGTTCCAACTAGCGGTAACCCAAAGGTTTACTATGATAGTAACCTTCAGCGCCAAACAACAATGGCTGCCGACCCAGGCTTTATTGAGCCAAATATAGGAGCGCCGGTATATTTTCGTGCTGGTGACTTTGAGTGGTGCGGTCTTGTTCAGAACTTCACATCATCAACATCATTGGGCGGAAAGCCAGTCTATACGGTTAAGCTTATAGACCCCCGCCAAATTCTAGATGGAGCGCAAATTATAGTTGGTGAATATGCCGATACGGTGTCTCCAACCCCTAATCTAATCAACGCTTACGCATATGCCGAATCATTTGGAACCTCCTCGCCGCCCAACGTAATAGCTGGTGCCACATTTGGAAGTCCAGCCGGTGGATTTGGTGGCTCTCTATCTAATGATAATGGTATGCCCTGGTACGTTATTAAGGAGGCGGTAAGCGTACTAACATCTTCCACTCCAAGAATAGTAAATAATTACTCTCCATATGGAAGACTAACATTTAGGTCTGGTTATGGTACAATGCCAAGTGGTAGTCCAAGCCTTACTGTTGGTTATGGTATTATTCCTGGCGATAGCCTATTAGGTCAGTCTCTATATACTGTTGACCTAAGCGAAATGCCCCAGGTTCCTAATTATTGGAGAATCGCCGGTACATCTGTTAGCTTAATGGAAGCCATAAGCCAGGTATGTTCTGACGCCTGCTCAGACTACTACGTAGAGTTGGTTCCAACCTATGGGTATGGCGGCATACAAAATATCATCAAGATAAGAACAGCTAGTAGAGTAGCGGTGCCAACTCTTGGTGCAATTCAAAGCTTTGTAGATAACGCTGGTAATGCTGTTCAGTTCAGCAAGGGCTTAGAGATGAGAAATGAGGTTGTGTCCTCGTTTGTCGTAGGTGGTAATGTTCAAAGTATCTATCAAGCTGAACAAGATGACAGTCTAACAAAAACGTCTTGGGACATTATATCCCCGTTCTTTGGGTTAGACATATACGGTAATGTACTAGAGACAAGTGCGGAGAGTGGTATATGGCATTTCCAGGCTAATCTTCTAGACCTAAATGCCCAGCTTAATTTCCCTCTACCTATTTCTACAGCGAAGATAACAGAATACGAACTTCTTGCTGCACAAGCTGGATATGATACATGGTTGATGCTTGGTGAACAAAATGCTTTTGACTTTGAAACAGTCAGAGCTATGAATCACACAGAAGACTCAATCTTTAATCCAGAGTTGATTGAAAGAAACAGTAATGCCGGTCTACCAAACCCACCAGCTATCGACCTACTAACACTAGGTGCTGGTGCTGTATTTCCAAGCGGCGATACGAATGCAGATAATGTCATTCTTACTAGTGCTTTTGACAGAGACTCACAAACAGTATTCTCTTTTGTCTCCGCGATTGCTAGTCAGTTCTATGGTAGAAAGTTTATGGTTAGACTACCATATACTACAGGTAAGATTGACCCAGACTCACAGCAAAACAATGGTAGACCAGTAATCAAAACTACTGAGGTTCCAAGCGATGGTGGCTGGACAGACGAAGACAATGTTATTGGTTTGCAGACACAGTCTTCATATCTAGATTTCTTTACTCTACCAGATAATAGGCTTGGATGTTTTGTTGGTCTTGCTATAACAGACGCGGGTGTAGACGTTTCTAGCCTAAACCCAGAAGACTATTGGGTAACAACAAACCAGAAGACTGGAGCAGACTGGGTATATATTAGGGCTAATGTAGAACCAGATATTGTCTATTTGGATAAGAATACACTTTATTCTCCGCGTGTCATAGTAACATTAGACCAACCAGTAACAAGTCTTTCTTCAGACAACTATCTAGACGGGTTGCCAGCCCATATGGCAGCTATGGAAGTATACTATTCTAATAAGTCACCTGCGCTTAAAGCTAAGATGAGCGAAGCACTTATTAATAATTCAGTAGGCACTCAGTCTGTATGGAATGAGTTTCCGCCTCGTTCAATAGTTATACATGCTGCCGCCGTACCAATTCTAAGCAATGTACAAACATATGGTCCTTGGCTTAGCCCGATGACCGTACACGGTATCACAAAGATAGAAAAGGATGGGGGTCTAGTACCTTGGGAGTATGGTAGCACATACAACATGAATCTTGTTGGTTCTACTAGGGCTCTTAACGAAACAGCCAGCTCAATGCAGTTTGGTGAGACTGGAAGCGTAGAAGTTCCTGGTTATCCAACACTACCAATCGGTGCTGAGCTTGGTGCATACAACGGCGGATTCTTTGCTGGTGGTCAACATCTATTTGAAACAAGAAGTATTGGTTCTGGTACTGGTGGCGTAACAAACGATAACTATTGCTATGTAGACTCTGGTGGTCCTTGGACTGGTATCTATGGTCCAAACATCACATCTATCGGCGTAGAGTTTGGTTTGAACGGCGTAACAACCAACTACGCAATGAGAACTTTCTCTCCTGCGTTTGGTAGGTTTAGCAAGTTAAACTCAGAAAGGCTTAAGCAGTTTGGTCAGCAGGGCCTACGTATGCAGAAGGCTTTCAGGTTTGCCAAGCTAACACAAGCTAGAAGAACTGGTGGAATAGATAGAGGAAATGCCGTACAAGCTATTGGTGCCAGAGAAGCTAAGTCAAAACTTAAGAAGGGTAAGCTAAGACATACGGACTCACCGCATGAAATCTTGGTCGGTCAGACAATACCTTGGTTCAGCGGCGATGGTATGGATGGATATACATCTAGAAGCATTGTTGCTACCGAAGAAGCTGCGGACCTTGCAAAAGAATTCTCAGCTAACTACGACAAGAAGGCATTCGCAAGTATGGATGCGTTCTTCCGCCCAGTTTCTATGTATGGTGACGGTGACTTGCCTCGCTATATGGTTCCATCAATTCCTATCACTGAGGCAGATGACTTTGCTATCCTAGATAATGATTATTCTTCTGCTGGTGCTATGCCTCCTCTATTGGTGCCAAGTGGAAATAATACCGGTTCATATACAGATGCCTATAAGTTAAGCGCAACATCACAGTTCTTAAACCCATACAATAGCAATCCGGCATATATGCACGGTAGCGGTAGTGGTCACGACATAACTGTTCTAGGTCACGGTTCTGTCGTTCCTTCAAGCATGAATATGTATGTTGAGGGCGACGGTACACATCCGCACTATCATGATGACTATAGAACGCTAGCCTGGAAGGGTCCACTTATTCTAACACAGTGGGGCCTTGATACAAATGGCAAGCCAGTTCCAAACTTCGCAGATTCAGAAGATGCTATAGTAAATTCTGGTGAATTTGCAATGAGCGGACTACAAGATAGGTATCTACCTAACTGGTTGACTAAATCGCACACATGGCCGGTTGCTCCAGTAGACCTAAGACTAGATAGAAAGAGGGGTGTTTGGGTATCGCCCCCATCTCATAAGCTAGTTATTGGTCTTGCCCTAGAAAGAATTTCTGCTCATGGTCAGGGCTTGTGTCAACTTGTTGAAGGTAATCTACTTTATGATGCCAGTGGAAACAAGATACTTCCCAAAGCTATCCCGTGTTGGTGCGCACCTAGATTCGTCTTGACAGAAAAAATTGGAGATACAATTGCTTCTGGAACCGTACTTATCGCTTACTATGAAGCTGATAGGGATGAGTATTGGGCTCTCGAACGCACTGGTGGAAGAAATGATACTACGAGTTCATCAACCACAACTTCTGGCCCAACAACATCAACTACATATAATCCACTTATTACATGTGGTGTTAGCAACTGTAAGTGGACATGGAGTGGTACTGCCTGGGATAAGACAGAGAATAATTGTGGTGGAACAACAACATCTACAACGGCAGCTCCTAGTGGTACAACGACAAGTACAGCAGCTCCTAGCGGTACAACAACCAGTACAGCAGACCCATGTGGATGCCCAACAACTACAAGTACGGCTGCACCTAGCGGTACAACAACAAGTACGGCTCCACCCAGCGGTACAACAACAAGTACAACTTCTGGTCCAACAACAACTACTACAGCAGCACCATGTGTTTGCTCGTATCCAAGTTACTGTGGGCTTATTGTTGGCGAATGTACATATACATCCTGCATAGGTTCTGGTAGCGCTCCAACTGAAACTTCGTGCCCATCAACAACTACATCTACAACAACTCCAGCGCCAACAGGTTCTACTACATCGTCAACAACATCTACAACTCCAGACTGTAGCTCTACACCTGCACCACCAACAACAGAAGACCCGGCAGCAAATTGTGGTGGTAGCTGTTCTTGGTATGGTAACCCAATTCTTGGTTACTGGGTTCAGCAAAGCGACTGCGGGGACGCTATTGATTGCCTTGGATGGGATGCGTGTGGTAACTGTGCATATCCAAGCGCCCCATATGTTAAGTGCGGAAACACATCTACCCCCTGTATAGTAGGGCCAAAACCAGGATGCCCATCAAGCCCAGGTGGTGGATGCGGCGGATATTACACATATTGGTGCATTTTTGGAACATGGGTTGTAGATATGGCAAATAGCACAGGATGTACTGGTATAGGTGCGGTATGTCAGTCGTGTGACCCTCCAGCACAATGCTATGGGTGTACTACATTCTATACAATTAGTGCTGGTTGTCAAGCTGGCGGCGCTCCAAATGATTCACAGTGTAAACCATGTGTTCCAGTAAGAATGGGTTGCAGGGGTGTTGAATGTCCAGACTGTCCAGGAACAACAGCAGACCCATGTAATCCAGAGACACCTACATCCCCAATTCCACCAACAACAACAACCGCAAATCCATGTGGTCCTGGTTGCTGGTGGGAAGCTGATAGTAGTTTAGATTGGGTATTCCAATATGGCGGATGTAGCGGTGGGTGTGCATGTTACGAACCAGCGGGTAGTCCGTTGGATACGTGTGAGACTGCGTACACAGTGTGTATGGATATTACTACGCCTCCACCGACAACTACGCCTCCAACAACTACAGTACCTCCAACAACAACACCACCTACGACAACAACAACTAATCCGTGGTGGTGTTCAAATTCTGGCTGTAGCCCATATGGTTCAGAAGGTGGTGTTTGCTTCCAGGCTACTATTGCAGTAGCAACTGGAGACGCATTGTTATGTGCAGGCCCATTCGGAACCGAAGCTGAGTGTCATGCGACATTCTGCAAGCTTACAACTACTACAACTACGTCAGCTAAGCCGTGGTGGTGTATAACTGAAAATTGTGGACTAGGTATTGGTGGCTCATGTCTTGCGCTAACAGAACTTGAGGCTATTTATGATTATCCGTATACACTATGCGATGGTCCATTTGACACTGAGAGCGGATGTTTGTATGATTCTATGTGCGCAATAACCACAACCACAACAGGTGCGCCGTGGTATTGTTGTAATATTTATGGTGGTGCGTCTTGCAATCCATTAAATAATAGATGTATACAAACTCCATGCGCTGACGACGGCATACCTTCAGATGATTGTAACCCTGGAACAACATATACTTCAGAGTCAGGTTGTATAGCAGCGTGTAATTTAACAACGACATGTAGCCCATCCGAACATGCAACGGCCTGTTCGACCTACGTAACATATGGATGTACCCTAATATGTAATGCAAGCAATGGCTGGGAATATCAACATGCAGATTGTATATCAACACGTTGCGATACCCAGGGCTGTTACTGTCAATCTACCCCAGAAACAGATGCTATGGTTGCTAGTGGAATATGTCACGCTGGCGTAGATGCAAACATATACCTGGGTTGTAGGTCAACACCAACATCTACAACAGCAGCGCCATAACCTTGGCAGCATGATATGATTAGGATATAATAGCGTTAAGGAATTTCTTGAACGGAAAGAGAAAATAAGGTAAGAAAAATGAGACCAAAACTAACAATAGGAATGCCAATGTATCATGATTATCATGGTGCTTGGTTCTCTCTACAAAGCCTGCGTCTAAATGAAAATCTTGAAAACGTAGAGCTAATAGTAATTGATAATGACCCTACATATGCTGGCAGCAATCTTTTGAAGCCAAGTATGATTAGTGCATTTAAGCACCATACTGCTGGCACAAGGTATATTGAATATACAGATGCAGTAGGTCCAGCTAATACAAAGAACAGGGTTTTTGAAGAAGCCTCTGGAGAAATAGTTCTATGTATAGACTCTCATGTTCTATTTAGGCATGGAACAATTGGTAGGCTACTGGAATGGTATGATGCTAATCCAGAAAGTATGGACTTGATTAATGGGCCGCTAATCTATGATGACCTAAATAACATCTCTACTCACTTCGACGATAGCTGGAGAGGGGAGATGTGGGGCACATGGGGAAGCGCATGGGAGGCCCCAGACGGCACTGTTTTCTCTGTTAGGGATATAGGAGATAACACTCTTGAGTGTTTCGACCTAGCTAACCCAGAGATTAAGTTGCCATTTAAGGGTCAGTTCGTAGGTCACGAGCAGCTATTAATAAATAATGGTTGTCGTAAGCTTGGACTACTCGACTCAGATGAGTTTGAGATTCCTGGTAACGGTTGTGGATTGATTTCTTGCCGCAAAGACGCTTGGCTCGGATTTAATAAAAATTTCCGTGGCTTTGGGGGCGAGGAAATGTATATACATCAGAAGTTCAGAAACGCGGGCCAAAAAGTTTTGTGTCTTGGCTTTTTGAAATGGCTTCATAGGTTTGGTCGCCCAGAAGGTGTAGCGTTTCCACTTAGAAGATGGGACAAGGTTCGTAACTATGTGATAGGACATCAAGAGTTAGGAATTCCACTAGATAGAGTCTATGACCACTTTGTTAAGAGTGGCCTAATGAAAGAAGGAGAATGGGAAGCTATGCTAAGCGACCCTATTGCTATGACAGAACCACAAGCAACAAATAAAGAAAACATTTTAGATGTTTTCCATGCTGTTAAATCCATACCTAGAGATTTGAATCAACACATGGATAAATTGAACTCTCTATGTAAGCACGCCACAAAAGTAACAGAATTCTCAGAGAGAAGGGAGTCTCTTGTTGCGTTTCTTTCTGAACCCAATGTTAAGAAGATTGTATCCTATAATACCGAGGGCGACAACCCAGAGGTAAAGAAGATGGTTGATATGCGCAAAGACCTGGAAATCACCATAGAGAAAAAGAGGTCCGCCGATGTTCCTTCTATAGATGAAACAGACCTATTGTTCATTGACCAGAGACATACATACGCCGATGTTTATAGGGAGCTATCAACTTATGGACCTAAGACATCAAGGTTCATTGTTCTCCACGATACTGTCTTGTATGGTATGCAGGGTGACGATGGTGGCCCAGGTATAGGTGCCGCATGTAAGGACTTTATGAAGGAACACAGAGAATGGTCTGTATGCGCCCATATTCCTGCACAGCACGGCCTAACAGTTCTATGTAAAGTTCCTAGCGATAAACCAGACGTTCCTCTAAGACCTTGGTTAAATGGTGGCCCAGGTACAGAACTTGGTGCTATTCTTGAATCTCTAGGTATTAAGTCAAGCCCAACATGCGACTGTAAGGCTAAGGCCCGCGAGATGGACAAGTGGGGTATTGAAGGCTGTGAAACAAACAGAGAACAGATTATTCAGTGGATTAGAGATAATCAAGTTCGTTGGGGCTGGAAGGATAAGGTCGAAGCTGCCGCTGCTAGTGGAACTGAAATAGCAACAATTGGAGATGCGGAAGAGGGTGTGGTTGAAGAGCCAACAAAGAAGATGACACTAAGAGAGAAAGCTGCTATTGTTCTAAAGACGATAACAACTGGCTTAGTATTCAAGCTTAATGTTAGCGACCCAATTCCAAGTTTGGTAGACGAAGCTATTAGAAGGGCCAAGATAAAGGACGCTAATGGCGAGTACGTATAATCCAAAGATTGCGGTGATGGCACCGATATATCGCTACTATCCCGTAATCATTGGTTCTATGCTTGCTCAAAAACATAAGAACTGGGAACTTAACGTAATACACGATGGACCAGAAGACTCTAATAATCTAGATATTAAACATGCGTTTCAAACACCAGACCCAAGGGTTCATTGTTACGCAACAGAGAAAAGGTTAAATAGTTGGGGTCACCCATTACGCCGACAGTGGCTAAAGGATATAAAACCCTGTACTGATATTGACCTAGTTGTAATTACAAATGCGGACAACTATCATAATCCAGTTTACTTAGAAAGACTGTGTAAACCGTTTTCAGACAAGAAGGTGGTAGCCACATACGCTGAGTTCAACAGTACGCACCACCATTCATATGGGATATTTACGAATAAACTAGCATGCTCTGCTATTGACATAGCGGCTCTTATGTTTAGAAAAGATGTTGCGTGTGAGATTGGATGGCAGTCTGACGAGTATTTTGCAGACTGGGTATTTATAGATGGGATTATGAAAAAATACGGTAAGGAAAACTTCAGGAAGGTTGATGGACACTTATTCACACACAACTAAGGAACGTAATGAATATTATAGCACTATGCCCCACATTCAGGCACCCCGACCTACTAGCTAATAGTATCGCTATGTGGGAAAGACAAGACTACCCCGCCGACAAAAGGTTCCTAATCATCTTAGATGATGGGGGCAACTTCAATTATCAAGAAGGGCCTAATTGGGTAATAATACCTTCTGCTCACCGTCTACCGTCATTGCCAATTAAGTACAACGCCATGCTCGATATTGCGAAAATCTCAGAGAAGAAACATGACGCTTTTCTGGTTTGGGAGGACGACGACATCTATTTAAAAAACTACGTCTCACAACACGCAGAAACTTTAAAGATGCACGAACTGTCGAAGCCAGAGCGTGTAATGACCGATTGTGGCCCAGACAAGTCCCTCAAGGAAGAAGGCTCCGGTGGTAGATTCCATTCTACTCTAGGTTTTCGTAAGGAGCTAATAGAGAGGGTGGGCGGTTGGCCTCTAACTAAGAGGGCTGATTTCGACCTTCAGTTTATAGACATACTACAGCGCAAAGCTAAGAGTATCGGCGAGTGGAAGGATGTAGCCCAGATTCCATTTGTATACTGTTGGCACACGGGACAGGCTCATGGACAGTGGACTATGAAGAATCAAGAGGATGAAACGTGGTATGATAGGGCAGATGAAGCCTATAAGGATAGAAGAGTAATAGGTACTATTAATCCTTCTCTAAATCCAAGAACAGTAGAATTTTTGGCTAAATTAGAGGGCGAATAAGGTGTATAATATAATGTGTTACTTTTTATAAAGCATCAATAAGAGATACATTTAAATGGTGTATTATACAGTATACAAAAAGGAGATATGCATATGGGCTCATTGCTAACTACATCAGAACCGACATCCTTAGCTAAGTTAAGACAGGTAACCGAACATCTTGATAAGCTAGATGCTGCTGAAACGAACGCCTATAAGAGAGAAATGTATCTTATCCTAAACGCTTTAACAGATACGGTATTTGTGTCCGGTAAAGATGGGTTGATTCGTTTTGTTAATCCTTCAGTATACAGGGTGCTAGGATATTATCCAGAAGACTTGCTTGGCAAGAACATATGTAATATCTTCTTAGACTGCACAGATATAGAATCAAAGGTCAACGAGAGTATTGTCACTGTAGCTATGGATAAGTGCGGTGCCCAGGTTCCAGTTCATATTTATGTAGGCGTTATGAAGGATGGAGGGGAAAACGACTTAATAGTTTCGATTGTTCGTAAGGCTTAAGGGCACTTTTAATGACACCAACAAACAACCTTGAAAGTTGGGCTGACTATCGCCGCCTTGTGCTTGATTGTATTGGTGAAAATAAGTCTAGAGTTGAAGACTTAGAAGACCGTCTTGCTAAAATAGATACAGAGATAAGCCTAATCAAACTCAAAATAGGAATGGTTGCCGGGATAGCGGGCTTCATTGGAAGTCTTATCCCGGTCTTAGTCCAATTCTTTCTTTCTAAGATGTAACTACCACTGATAGCTTTGACGAACAGCGGCCTCTAGTATTACTCTTAGAACCTGACCTTCGCCGAAGGTAATTTGGTGAGTTACGGCTACTGGTGGCTTTGCTCCAACCTTCTTTGATACTCTTAGTGAGTATCCAGAGTCGCCTCTTTGTAGAAGGAACGATGTTGAGCCGCTTGCGTTCTTATGGAATAACCCGTTGAACTTTTCGCCCTTAGCTCCGCTCTGGTCTTTTTGTCCAGTTAGGACAGCTAAGATTTCACCAATATCAACTTCGCCAAGCTTAAGAGTTACGTTCTTGGTATCGTCACCCCACCCGAAAGAAGCGTTTCCATTAGCGTCAACACCAGTCTGTTTTGCAGACACCCAGAATAGCTGGACATCTCTTATAGAGAATGACTTGCCATCCTTTTCTTTTTGTGTTGTAACTATCTTGAGTTCAAGCTTGGAAGCAGACCCATCATTGGTCTTCTTTGGCTTGTACACTCTCCACTCTTCCTTCTTCTTTACCGCTGTAACCCCTGGCTTTGATGCTACTATACTCATTTAGTTCTCCAATCTGCTTTGTAACCAATTAACTCAATCGGAATTGCGTTCGTGTTCGCTTGGTAACCCGACAATGCTTTGACAAGGTTTCCACCGTCCGTATGGCTCAATTCCTTAAGGTTATCATAGTCTAGTACCAGATTGGTTGCAAGGTACTTGATTAGCTTTTCAACATTAACATTTAACCTTTTGGCTGTTATGTCGATAGCGCTCTTTTGGTTGTCGTTAATTGGGGCTACAAGAGTCGTAGAGAGCAAAGGTGCGTCATTGCTCTTTACTGCTCCATTAGCACCAAGTTCTTCAGCCGACACATTACGAAGTCTAAGAATCTTGCGTAGCGCCCTAGACTCAGCTCTTGTCTCAGCAAAAGCAACTGGGTATCTCTCAAAACCCTGTGGTAGATTACCAGCAAAGGCATCGGCGGCACCAGAGAATATCTTAACGATACCTTCCTTACCCTTTGTCAATACACTTACCGTAACTACAACCGTTGCCCTCTCGTTGTTTTCTGGAGTCGGAACCTGCTCAACCTTAGTCGTGCATTCGACGATTTCGCCGATAAGTTCTTCTGTAACCCTTCTAAGGGCGTCTACGGTAGGATTGCCATCATATAGCTCGTCTTGACTAAACTGGGACATGACATAATCATTCCATGAACCAGGAGCAACATATGACTCTTCTTCCTCTACGTCCTCTGGCTCGTCTTCCACTTCCTCAACTGAGTCAAGGTCGCCTATCAAATCCTTTTCAATATCAAGCTGAGCCTGAAGCTGTTCCTCTTCTAGAAGCTCAATAGATGAATCGTACCCGTGATTGTCAATAAGTTCTTTTACTAGTTCATCTTTAGTCATAATTCAATGTACCTTTGTCCTAATGGAATATCGTTCTTTGAAATTTTCTCAAGCGTCTCTACTAATTTAGCTACAGTGTCTCTTTTAAACTTGTCCGATAAGTACCCATCTTGTTTAATCCTGATAACATACATACCCCTGGAGAGCAATAAGCTGTTCTTGTCGTTGTCAGACTTCTTGTTTCTTTGTAGGGTCTTATTACCCCAAATCGGCAAAAAGTGCGACGGCCCATCGACCTCTATAGCTACACCCATTTTAGGAAGGAAAAGGTCGAGTTGCAAGCGTTCGTTTAGCAATAGATGTTCTTTATGGAAATCTACCCTATACCCAGCATCAATCAAAGCCTTGAGTATGTGCTTTTCTAGCTTAGAGCCTTCTTTGGCGGCGCGTCTTACTGCTTCACTGGCCTTTTTATGTAGAAGCTGTCTCTTGTCGTTGTCCATGTCGTCGTATTGCTTTTTGGACTGAGCTGAGATTCTAGCTCTTTCTTCTGGGGATATATTCTCCCAGGCTTCGCTTCTACCATCGCTTATCTTAACCTTTGTCTCAGCAGACCTTTCTTTTCCTTCTGTCGGGTGGCTTGCCTTACCAAGTTCAAGTGCCTTTTTCTGTGCCTCGCTCTTATTGCGTATTTCAACGCCAAGTGATTTAGCATCTCTTCTGAGCTTATTAGGATACGTACCATAAGCATTAGCAAGCTCTAGTATGCTTTTCCCCTCTTTGTGATGTTCAACCTTAAACATCGTGAGCCTCTGCTCTCTGCTCATATCATCATAGTTGACTGTCATATAAAATCTTCTTTAGAACTTCTGGGTCGAAATCATTCATAATGTAGGCTGGTTTCTTCCATACTTTCTCTATAATTTCAGCATGGTATTCTGACCTAGCTACTAACTCTATTTCTGGATTCTGGTATATGTTGTTTATGGTTGTATAGTCGCCCCCGTACTGAAGCCACTCTAGGTTCCATACGTAGAAAAACTTCTTAAGGTCACCAGGACACCTTCCTAGTTTTTCGGCTGTCTTAAGGTCAGTAGCAATACAGGCACCGCTAGAGCCCCATACTTCGCGCTCCATAAGCATTCCAAAGCGAGGAGGTATTGGAAGTCTACCCCAATGCTGGTAGTATACTATAGTGTCCATATACGGATTCTCGGCCAACAGTCTATTTACAGACTTGATGAGAGAAACAGATAGCTGTGCTATGTCTAGATTTCTAACTAGAATGCTTGATTTTATCATTGACATCGAGTATGTATTCCATTTTGGCTATGGCCTTAGCTGCGGCCTCTTTGTTACCTAGTTTAATAAACAACTCTTCAGCCCTATGAAAGTATGTGGCTGATGTATCTAAAACCTTCTTATAGGCTTTCTTAACTTCTTTGCTTCTAAGCTTTTCAACATCCAGATACTTAAAGACCTGAGACTCATAATCTTCAAGCCCAAACGACGTAACTACATCATTCTCTTCTGAGCTTAGACAGAACACCTTATTTATGGCATAGTCTAGATGGTGCTTTCCTGTAAAGTCAATAGCAATTTTTGTAGATGCAATAAGATTGTTTATTGTTGCTAGATTGTCTCTTCCAACATATTGAGGAATTGGAATAGGGAAATCACCCACCACTCTAATTCTATGCTTGTCGAGTGTAGTTAGAATGTTTGGAATTATACTTCCAGACGTATCGAAATCAGAAAGAAAGAATAGGTCTGACGCATGTTCTTCAAGTTTTTTACCAGAGCAATACTTAGCTAGATTAGCGGCGGGGCGACATACCATTGTTGGGTTTGCATTCTCAGTCTCTTTATCTACGCAAACCAAAGCAGGTTTGAAGTCATCCCTAAAGTTATGACCAACTACGACGAACTTTGTTTGGCTATAGTCCTGCGCACCAATAACCGCCGTTTCATCTACTTCATAATCATGTAGAATAACAATGTCTGGCTGTATTTCTTCTAACATATCAAGCGTAGGTTTGCTTCCCTTTTCCCAGAACGTAGTCTGTTCGCCCATAGCAAAGAAAGTAGCGCCAAAGCCCTGAAACAAATCATTTTGTGAGTGTGAAAGTATTATCTTCATAGTATCTTCTTAATGTTGAGTAAGTCCTTAGTACAGTCTATATCCGCTACCTTCATGTTCTTGGGAGACTGGGCCTTTAACGTGCCTCGCCTATCAATAAGCTCGTTGAGTACCTCAAACCCAAATAGCTTCTCTTTCTCTCTGTTCCAGACTATGTTCTTAAAGATAGAGAGTTCTCTTCCAGTTAAGAATACCATCTGAGCCCATAGATTAGGAAGTCCATAAAGCATGTGTTCTACATTGTTTTTCTCATTAATCGTACATCCGACTCCACTCTTATCAAAGAAGTCTTCCTTATCTATAAAGACAGATGACTCTTCAAACTTAGCATTTTTAAGAGTGTCGTGATTGAAAATGAGGTCGCCATACATAAATAGAATCTTGTCAGATGTAGCGGCCCTAAGACCAATTGCCATGCTTCTTACAATATTCGTTGAGTCGAACCTTTCGTTCTCTACGCATATGATACTGGCTGGCGCATGATTCATAACGCGGTCTGCTTCACAACCACATACTAAAATAATCTCATTGTTTGGTATTGCTGAGACTATAGTATCTGATTGATACTTAATTAGATTAGTATCGTCTGCCACTTTTATTAGTGACCTTGGGCCGTGAGACTTCATCCTACTCGCCTCACCGGCTGATAGCAGTATTACGCTAATCTTGGATTTTCTTCCAGGTTTAACTGGATTTACGTTTCTAACAGCTCTATTCATTATTAAGGATTGTCATCTCTTTGTTTATGTCAAATGCCTCTCTTTTAATCGTGAAGATAGGTTCTGGTAGATGGCAAAGCATAGTTACTCTAGCTGTCTTTCTCATTATGTCAAAGAAGCACAGCGTATCTATTCCTTCGTTAAATGGGCTCTCATTTAAAGCCGCCGCCTGCACAGCAATAGGATTGTTGACTAGCTGATTACCTGCAAAAAGATTCGGGGTAAACGAGGGTAGGTACTCATTAGACAAATATCCTTGTTCTACTCTAAAAGAGTCTGTGTAGATAACAGCATAGTTCATATCTTCTAATAGGAACTTCTCTACAACGCGCGATACCCCTTCATTGTCTGAAAACCAAGCACTATCATTAAGAAAGAAGTATATATCAGTAAGATGCTTACTTAGAGCAATAGATTCATTATAGAACCTACTTACTGTTTTTGGTACAATCAAATCATCTAATGAGCTAGGTAAAGAAATTACTTGCTTCTTTGCATAGTCTTGGTCAAACGCCGTTTTTACTATCGCTTCGTTTGCACTTGCTACCAGAATAGTTACTCTTGGCAAGAATGCAACAGCTTCTCTATCGGATATATCATTTGGTAACATTCGTCGTCTCTTATTTTCTCTAGTAGTGGTTTCTCTACATTTCCAACATAGAACTTGTGTATTGATGTTGAGGCTATGTATCCATTCCCATCCTTATCAGGTTCTATAACGGCAAACTTGAACATTTCGTTGTTTATCTTGTTTCCTAGAACCTCAAATAGCCTAGGGTGTATTTCGTAGCCGGCATTGAATATACCATAATATGGAAGCCCAACAAACTCAAGCAGGTCATCAACTGTCAAGCTTGTATCTTCTATATTATCAATACAGTTTTGGTTTCTCCATTGTATCGGAGTACCGTCTTCAAGAACACAGACTTCGTTTAATACGGATATTATATTAGGCGGCTGTAACTTGCAACGCGGAGGACGAATTACTGTTATGTGCTTTGGCGGAACCGTTTGATTAACGGCACTCTCAACAGTCTTTCTAAGGTCATCTATATTGTCGTTCGCCCATATAATAACTTGATAAAGAATCCTCATTTCCTTCTCTATGTCGCTTAGCCATTCAGAAGTCTTATGGGATTTAGCCCATTCTGGATTTCTACACCACATACAGAATATACCATCTATAACATAGAACTCTTTTTCAGTCTCATCTATTACCTCAAGGATATTAGCGCCGACAGATGCAAGTTGCTCTAGTTTGTTTAGGGAGCAGTCTATTTGAGTATTGCCTTCGTATTTAGCGAAGATACAGTCTCTACATATTGTTCTTGGGTTTAACATTTCTCTCCGCTAGAACGTAGTAATGAAAATCTTTTAGTCTAGAGTTTACTATTGTTAGACCATTGTTTATAAGCTCTTGAACCACAAGGCCAATAGTTGAAGCTGAACGTCTACCTCCATATAATAGAGATTGAGCCTGTTGTTCGTTAATGGTTCTTACTGTAAACTCTCTAGATATTTCTTCAATGTCTATACCAGTAATAACAAGTTTACCACCATAACGAAGTCTACTTAGAATTTTTTGTAGACCGGCAGTTCTATCTACCTCATTATCTAGGGCACTTTCACACACTATGTGTGTAGCTGTTGCAGGACCAACCTTATCTTCTAGCTCAGCCAACATGCAACAAACATCAGATACGTCACTATCATGTTGTTCTGTAGCTTTAATAAAAACTCTCATTATTACCTCGTATATACCTTTGTTGATAGTTTATCTAATGCTTCGTTAAGCTTGGATGAAAATGTTTCTATATTAAGATACTCTGAAGCAAGCCTTCCTTTTTCGGCTAACTTAGTTCTAAACGCACTATCGGCATTAAGTTTTGCAACCCCTCTTGTGAACTGGTCAACAGACGTACATAGTATCGAGTTGTCTTTGTTTAAGATTTCGCCGAGAATAGGAAGGTTGTTACTTACAATTGCGCACCTGTTTGCCATAGCCTGTAGTAGCTGTGGTTTTATTCTTCCTTCTGTTGAGAAGTTGATGAATATACTAGCCTTCTTGATTAGGTCATCTATTTCATATTGATTCCTAATGTTCTCTGTCATACCCTTGTTGTTTCCGATGATTCTAAGATTAGGAATAGCATTAACTAGGGCACCAACTATTTGTAGGTCAGTATCACCGTACTCACCAACCATTAGAACCAAATCCTCATCCTTCTCTGTTATTGTTGGATATTCGTGTATACCATATCCAATAACGGTAGAGTCTTCAATGTTCCAGCTTTTAGCTATAAGTTTTGAAGCAGATAGATGTAGGTCGTATGGTTGGGCTCTAGCTATTAAACCAAGCTGGTCCGGCTTAATCCTAGTTATCGAGTCAAAGTGTTCAAACATAATAAGCGGGATGTGCATTGCGTGCGCCATCTTAATACACATATCATACTGAATAGTCCTATCATTACATAGAACAAAATCTATAGCAAGGTCGATTGGAACATTCTCCATATCTCTTAAAACGATACATTCTCTGTTTTTAGGTGGAAGACCAATCTGCCATTCGTACCTACTATTTGCAGGAAGCACATATACATTGTTACCAGTCCTACTAACCATATTCTCAAAGAACCCGTCAAATCCAGGCATTAGGATGTTGTATGGCTCTCCACTTTTACGGATAGCTTTTTGGATTATGTTTCTAACAGGATTCATTGATTTGTTCCGCTATCTTGTCGTAGGAATAGTTGTAAGCATCTTGCACGCCCTGGGCCGCTTTTACTTTACGCTCGTTCTTATTCTCATAGGCTTCCCTCATAGCTTTACGTAGGGCGATAATTTCTATGTTGTTCCAAGTCTCACGGGCTTTGTTTAGGTATTCCACACGCCTCTCTAGACACAACACAGGAGACTCTGTAGAGCTAACTAACCATCCGTTGTCGTTGTTGACAAACTCATTCATACCCGTACCATCTGTTACTATCGGTGTTTTTCCAAATCCAAGAGCATCAATAGCTGGGCGGCACCAAGCTTCTCCGCGAGACGGCATAACAAGACAGTCACATGCGGCGTGTAGACCATATAGCATATCGTCTGGCAAATAGTCTGTAATAAGCATTTCTGGCTTATACGCTTCTATTTGATTATAGATACCAAACGACTGCTTAAGAGACATAATATCTTGCTCTATACGCTGTCTAGAGTTATTAGCATCAAGACCTTGAATACCAGTTTTCAACACTAGGTTTACTGGTTCTTGTCTACCAAACTCAAGATGGAACGCTAGCAATAGCGCCGGTATATTCTTTCTCTCTATCCACTCTCCAATAAAGTAGAAGTTAAACGTCTTACCTTCGGTTGGAAGTTTAAACTTCGGATAGGTTTTTTCAAACTTACTAACATCAATAGGCATATTAACCTTTTTGATTGGCTTAGTAACTAAGCTAGTTTTAAGGTGTTGTCTTTCTGCTTCTGATGTTACCCAAATCTCATCCATAAGATTACAGTGTCTAGGCCACGGAGTGTACTCTAGATGGTTTGTCTCAGAGAAGAAGGAGCCTACGTTTTTATTGAACTTACCATTGTAGTCAAACAGTACCGGAAATGTATGCTGAATAACAACGTCATAGTCTGGAAACGAATTTTCTTCCAGCTTCTTTACTTCTTCTGGTATAGTTCTAGTTATGTTGCTGCTTGTCATATATAGTGGACGCGCGGCTACTTCGTGAACACTCTTAGATAGAGCCATAGCTAAATCTCTAGAGGCCAGACCCCAACCGTCATTTTGTCTATATGGTCCTACGTAGAGTATTTTCATACTGGCCTCCTATTAGCATATTCAATCCAATCTTGCGGCGGAACCTGGGCAAACCCACATCTGACTTCTTCACACTGATTATGGTTTACTACCATACTTTGAATTTTGTCTACTACGTGCTGTCTACTATAAGCTACAGGAGCAGCGCCGGTCTGTACAGCTAGTTCATAGTTTAGAGCCCTAACCATATCCATAGACATCAACGTATTAACATGCTCGCTACTACCATATAGATTAGCTAGACACCAATCAACATAGTCTTCGTTTGGAACATCTGTTGGCGCATCTTGTGGATTAGCATTAGGACGTAAGAATTGTGGAGGAGCATCCCATTTACCTTGAAGACCAGTAAGCTCTACTGTATCAAAGTAGCTTTCCCATAATTTATATGTCTTATCCCATGTATAATGTTGTTCGACAGCCTTCCTGGCCTCCATACCCTTTCTCTTTCTGGCCGATACAGACTGAGAGAAGAACTTAAATAGCTTATCTGCACAATCGTCATTATCAGGTAGGGCCTTCCAAGCATCTTCTTCTGGTGACCTAAACATCCTGGCTACCTTAATTGGCGTTCCGTTTAGCTTACGAACTACGTCTGTCATAGCGCTATAGTCTGTTGAGAATACAGGAACACCCGCACCGGCAGCTTCAACCTGTGGCATACCAAATCCTTCACATACCGCATATTGCACATAAGCATCGAATAGGTTATACACATCGTTTAGCTGAGGGGTTGATAGACCATAGCTAACACTAGGAAGAACAGCGGCGGCGTGTTGACACCTTGTACATACTGTTCTGGCATCTTGGAAGTTTGAAGCGAATACATGACCGCAGTTCTTACAGATGTAGGTGAAGAACACCTTACTGGCAAGTCCTGTTTCTTTCAATAGTCTTGGAATGTTCCAACAACCAGCAACTTCTGGATATGATGTATGGAAGTATAGATATGTTTTAGCTGCTAGGTCGTCCCTACCATTTTCCTTACATAGTTCTAGAAACTTAGAGAAGGCAACTAATAGGTCTGGATACAGCTTTCTGCGCTGATTACGCATAACTGTGCCAATGACATTAATGTCGTCCCTACCAAAGAACTTCCTTTTATGCTCTGCGGTATTAAGGATTGGCTTGAACTCATTTAGGTTGATAGCTGGCGGGGCTGAACTAATAAGCTTTATCTTGCCACCACCCTGATTCTTAAGAATATCTAGGCCCCAGTCGCTATACGTGAAAACACCATCTGCATCAGCAAAGTGTTGCATCCACTCGTCTTGTTGTGGCATAGAGTCAACTGTTGGCATTACAGCCCAGTTAAAGAACCTTCTAAGAGGAGATAGGTTCTGATATGTGAACATCCAAGGGTCACGAATATCGAACACAATATCAGGTTTGAAATCTAATAGAACCTGCTCAAATCTCCAAGCACCAAACTGGTTTACCTGAGCAGAATTAAGCTGTTTGATGCGAGGGTCATTACCACCTTGCGCAGATAGGCCGTTAGGATAAACTCTCCAAGGTTGCTTATCCCTTGGGTCTTCTACGGCAGCATAACTAGCAAACTCAGCAACGTGATACTTGCCGCTCTTATGTAGTCTAGACAGTATTTGTTGTGAATAGATTCCATAGCCACTAAGGGTATAGCTAGCTTCGCTTACCATTAGTATTCTTCTTTTCTTAGTCATCTTTGTTTGCTATCCTGATTTTTTCTACTGCGGATTTTATCGTTTTGCCGATGGCATACGTATTGAGACTTAGCATTTCCCCTATTTGTTTTAGGGTGTAGCCAGCCCTTCTGAGCATTATTATCTCGACCTCCTCGCTAGATAGATAGTCTGGAAGGTATTCTGAGAAATCACTCTTTTCGGGAGCTACTATAGGTATTTTAATGTCAGACAGACGAGAATCAAGGTTGCCCTTATTCTTATCTATGTATCTCATTATTTCCCATTTAACATGCTGATATGCCCATGTAGACAGTGCAGCTTTACTATTATCATAACTACGAATAGCTTCTAATAACCCTATCCTACCAGCTTGAACATACTCTTCTAGTTCTTGCTTAGATGTAGGGCGAAAGTTGTTAGCTATAGAAATAACCAGGCCCATATTTTGCAATATGAGCCTGGTTTCTATTTCGTTATTATTGACAGTCATTTAGAACGGAGTTGGTTCCTCGGCTCCAACATCAGCGGCAACTGAGTCTGGTTCGCCTTCACCCTCTGCTCCATTAACAGCAACCCTTGTGGAGTCACCCTTTGTGGAGAAGAACTCGAAATGGCTTACGCGAAGCTTAATCTTGCTTCTCTTTCCACCATCCTTGTCAACCCAGTTCTCATTTCTGAGTGAACCTTCGGCAAGAATCTTTGAGCCCTTAGTGAAATACTTAGCGATAGTCTCAGCGCCAGTATCCCAGGCTTCCGCATCAATAAAGAGCGTTTCCTGGTCTGGTGTTCCATCCTTACGCTTGAAAGGACGGGAAGAGGCGATAGTAAAATTGGTTACTGTTACCTTCTTACCGTTTGAGTCCAAAACCTTAGCTTCGGGGTCGCGTGTAAGATTACCTGTCACAATGTACTTGTTCATAATCAAATTTCTCCAAAAAACAAAAGTGTATCTTAAACCGTTTGTATTATAGCGACGATTTTGCCAGCGGCAAGCCGCGCTAAATTTGCCATACCTTTTTCACTATTAAGCTGTTATCCTTACCCTTTTCACCTCCCACTAACACAATGTTACCACTTACCAACAATCCTTTACATTCTTTCCATGTCTCTGGAAATGCTACTACATTATCAAGTGAACCTGTAGTATCCGATATTGTAATAAATGCCATCTTCTGGCCTGGGTCTTTACCGTTCTTTGTCTTAATCTCGTTGATATTTACAATCTGAGCGGCAATAATAGAGTAACCATTGAAGGTCGCCCCTTCTCTAAACTCCCTACACGTACAGTTGGCGGCACTAGTATCCCTACCGTCTACCTTTGTACAGGTAAGAGAAATACCAAGTAACGACTGTTCAATACCGGCAATCCAATCTGGCGAATCTGCAAGACTAATGGGTGGGTTTTCCAGTGTTGTTACAATGTCGCCCACCAAGGTCAACCTATTCTTGTTAGATATACCCTTTCCTCTGCCCGTGCCTTCTTGAACCATTTGCTTGAGCAGGATAGATAAGCTAGTAGTTTCGGTTATGTCGTTGGCAAATGCTACATACATCTTCTTAATGTACTCTGTTTCTTTATCGGTAAGCTTCTTCAAAGCGTTGTAGTTATACAATAGCTCTGTTCTAGTCTTCCCGGTATAATCAAAACAGCCAGCTTCCACCATCGCTGTTACGACGGGCATTGTCATTTTCGTAGAGCAGAAAAGTAAGAACTCTAACCAAGTCCAGTCTGTATATGGCTTGCCCAAAAGCGTCTCAACCCCTGGTATCAACTTAAGCAGCTTGTCTATAGCGGCCTCGCCGATACCAAGAATATCGCTGAACCCAGCATAGATAACTTTCTCTCTAAGCATAAAGTGCATAGCGGGATTAAGGTTCTCTATCGTGGAAGCAGTAATGATTCTTCTAAAGTCTGGCACGCAGATTACCACGTTACAGGTTCTAGCATCGTTTACCAACTCATTAACTTCCGAGCTTTGCTTAGCCTTTTCTTTTGAGTTGTATAGGTAAGATGTGAAGAACGGCCTTTGGAAGTGGGCCTTACAGTAGGCGGATAAGTATCCGTTAAAAGCATACGAGACGCTATGGCTCTTATTGAAGGAGTATCTTTGAGACTTCTCAATCCAACCAAATATCTCTTGGGCCTCTTCCTCGGTAACAATACCAAGTTCTTTACTCTTAATAAGGAACATAGTCTTAACCTTAGCCATTTCTTCTGGCTTCTTTTTACCAATAGCTTTACGGAGAGTATCGGCTTCCATTAGATTGAAACCAGCAATATCCTTAACTATTTGCATAGCTTGCTCTTGATATACTAACAATCCATACGTTCCTCTAAGAGCAGGTTCAAGAGACGGATGATAATATTCAACTTGTTCTCTACCATGCTTTCTATCTATGTAGTGTTGTGTAACTGACTTGTTGCCAATCATTGACTCCATTGTTCCCGGCCTCATGATTGCCATCAATGCAGAAAGATGTTCAATGTTTTGTGGGGCTAGCTTCTTAGACAACGAGCGACCTAATGGGCTTTCCAACTGGAACACCCCTTTAGTTCTACCGCTGCTGATATAGTCCCAAGTTTTTTGACAGGTGTGTTCGCTCTCAAGAATAGCCTGAGGGTCAAACGCAATTCTAGTCATAGTCTCGTTTTCATTCAAAACATCAAACGAGCAACCACACGAATAGTTTAAAGTCTTCACTTTGAGAACGCCCCTTTAAATGTTACCTTTTCCGCAGTCTTCCTGTGTAGCTTCATGAATCTGATTATCATTTCCGCTGAGTCCTTAACGTCTTGTAGAGCATCGTGGGCGTTGTCTTTCGACATACCAAAGAAATCTCTCATGTTGTCCATAGCGTAGCTTGTTATATCAGCGCTATTCTCAAACCACATGAAGAACACATCCAACAAGTCTATCTTATCTCTTGGAGAAAATAGAGCCTTGCCGTCACCAAACTTTTCGTGATACCTACTTACGATTGGCATATCAAACTTTTCGATGTTACAACCAGCACGAATGGGCGCACTGTGCATAGTCTGTCTATCTTGCTTTGTGTGATGTACCCTTAGATACTTCAAGAATTCAGGCCATATAACCCTTGGGTCTGGATACTTAGACCACATATCAAGAACCTGTTCTGGTTCCATCTTAAGTCTTCTTGCGTGCCACTCAAGGGTTGACTGGTTAATCGTAATCGGGTCTGGACGCATGAACAAATTAAGCTCTGACCCAGGAATGATTGTTAGGTTTCTTGGGTCAATAGCTATAGCAGCTAGCTGAACCGCACTACACTCTTCTGGATTTACACCAGTGGTTTCAGTATCAAAAACAACGATGGTTTTGAAATTCATTACCTATTATCTCCACTTCCGGCGAGAACGCCACGGGCCTGTCTGTCTAATAGCTTCTTTACGTTAAGGTCGGCTATTTCTTCTAGCGTATAACCTAGCCCCCACGCAAAACGATTAATATACCATAGTACGTCAGATAGCTCTGTCGCTATAGCTTTCTTATCGTCTTCGGTAAAGACACCACCCTTGTCTCTAATTACCTTCTTAATCTTTTCAGCTACCTCACCTGTTTCTCCACACAACCCAAGAACTGGATATGTATAGTCATTTTTATTCAAGTTAATAGATGTACTCAAGGCAACTTTTGTATACTCATCAAACGTCATGGCTTTCTCCATATCATTGTATAACCGTCAACACCAGTTTCAAAATAGTCTTTGTGGACAAACTGTGAAACAAACCCTCTGTTCTTAAGAAACCTTGCGGCCCTTAAGTTACTCTCTGTTATTGTTATTCGTATTTCCCTAGTTGTGTTTATCGACACCTTATCTTTGATTTTGTTCAATAGGGCTGTGCCGACACCCTGCTTCCAACAGTCGCCATCTACAGCTAAATGGAGTATGTCAAACACGGGCTCCAAGAACCTATATATGATAAACCCACGTACAATATCATCATCATTATCTGATGCCGCAACTAAACAAACCGTATTCTGTTGCTTCATGATTTCTCTAAGCTCTGAGCTTGGGTAATCGTTTACCTCGAAATCAATTCTATGTACAGTATCAAGGTCTGTTCCCTTAATCCATCTTATGTGTGTGTCCATATGCTCGCCAATCTAAAAGCACTGACTGTCTTATTAATGTAATAGGCATTACCCCTAAGTAAAAACGAGGGGTTCCACGCTGGGATTATTTTAGCACGAAGATACGGAACGTCAAACGCCGTGCCGACAAGTTCATCCATAGGCTTTTTTTTCTTGAAGTTCTCGTTATGACCATCTAGTAAAAGTTGCGTTGGAACCTTACCAAGTGTTATTATGGCATTTGGATTAAGCAGTTTCATCTCTTTCCAAAGAAACGGCTTACATATAGCTATCTCTTCTTTTGAGGGTGGCCTATTCTTATAGTTGCCCCTCGGCTCACCTACCGGGCGACACTTAACAAGATTAGTTAGATAACATCTATTACGAGATAGTAGTTGACCCTCTATTAAAAGCTTGTCGAGCAAATCTCCAGCACGCCCAACAAATGGCATGTTTTCAATATCCTCGTTCTCTCCTGGGGCCTCCCCTATCATCATTATCTTAGCGTTAATAGGACCGTGTCCTAAAACTACGTTGCTGGCACCCATCTGAATCCTTAACCCCTCAAGGCTTTTTAGGATTAGTCTATTGAGCTTTTGAAACTCTTCTGCTTTAGTCGTCATAGTTTCTCAACCTCGTAATCACAGTTAAATAGGGCCGCTATGTTAGTTTCCACTTCTTGATTAGCGTTGGAGTGTGATATGCAACCACAGTTACCAACCCTAACAAGTTCTGTTACCACCCACGTTACACCAGCATAGATAAATCTATCGCCTATTTCAAGGGTACAAAAACTAATCATGTATGTCGCCACACTCAAGTATCTGTTGAATACCCATGACCTTATCTAACATGTTTAGACCTAGAATATCTAGCTTGATAATACCAAGAGCTTCTAAGTCTGCCATCTCCATACCGGCAATAAGTGACTTGTCCTTACTCTTACTGTCAAGAACCATCGGGCATATTTCACTCAGAGCAGAAGGGGCTATAACTATACCAGAGGCGTGTTTGCTCTGTGCGGTCTTAGTACCTTCTAATCTAATAGCCTGCTCGAATCTCTTTGATAGAGTTCCTTGTAGGTTACCCTTGGAATCTATGTAACACCACTGTTTTAGCTTATCAGCGTTATTTTCTAGAGCCCAACGAATGATTGAGGATTCACCTGTCTCCTCTTTCATTTCCTGTAGTTCATCGGCGATTCTAGCTTCATCTGGAATGTGCTGAGTAATCTCACCCATTTCTTCAAATGAGATAGAACCGTGGGCACGACATACATCTTTAAATGCACCGCGACCCTTCATCGTTTGAAACGTAGCCATTTGAGAGACTTTATCGTGACCATACTTTTGACGAATATAGTCGATGATTTGCTCTCTCTTATTAACTGGCAAGTCAACGTCAATATCAGGATACGAAACTCTTTCGGCGGTATTACGACCGGCGTTGTAGAATCTCTCGAAGATAAGACCATACTTAATAGGGTCGATTGCTGTGATGCTAATCAAATAGGATACTAAGCAACCGGCGGCACTACCACGACCTGGGCCAACCATCCAACTGTTGTTCCTAGCAAACTGGATAATATCCTGAATGATTAGGAAGTAGCTAGATAGGTCAGCACCCTGTAGAACCCCTAGTTCATACTTAACTCTCTCTGCGTACGTATTATGCTCGTTGCTATCAACCTTACTCTGAATCTTCTTTACCCAACCCTGCCTACATAGATGCCTCAAATACTCGTCTGGCTTCATGCCGTTCGGGCAATCGAATGGGGGTAGAATGGGTTTTCCAAGCACGTTATACTGTTCGCACATCGCCGAAATAAGCCTAGTATTAACAAGCTCCTCGGTGGTATGGAACTGTGCCATTTCCTCATGAGAAGGAATATGGAAGTTGTTCGATTTGAAGAAGCAAGATAGGCCAACCTCTTCATCGTCATCAAAGGACTTCTGAATCTTAGCTAGTGTTGTACGTAGATTAGTACACAACAATACTCTCTGGTCCTCAGCATCCTCTTTACGACAATAGTGGGAGTCGGCAGTAGCCACAGGTGGTATTCCTGTTCTCTTTGCGACTTCCCTCATTTGGTCGCCCACAATTCTAGCGTCATCATTCAGTAAGGAGTCGATAAGCTGCACTTCAATAAAGAAGTTGTCCTTACCGAACAACTCTCTTAGATACTCAGCTTCCTTAACAGCGGCATCTACACCTTCCTTCTGTGCGACGTTTGATAGTCTAGAACCAAGGTGACCGCTGAATGTTATGATACCATCCGGCTTGTTCTCTTCAAAATACTTGTAGTCAAGACGAGGACGGTAGTACAGCCTGTCTGGATTGTTACTTTCAGATGTCATCTTAATCAGATTTTTCCAGCCAGCTTTATTCTTGGCTAGAACCACCTGATGGAACAACTTACGATTAGACGCTTCCTTAACAAACGACGACTGGTTTGATAGATACAGTTCACAGCCCACAATCGGCTTAAGCTTCTTCTTTTCCATCGCCTGGATGTGTTGAACGGAAGAAGTTATGTTGCCGTGTTCAGTCAGGGCACAGCCATCTAATTCAAGCTCGGAAATCCTCTCAGCTATCTGCGGACTTTTATTTAGGCCATCGAGCAATGAGTAGTGCGAATGAACATGAAGGGGAACATACCTATTCATATATCTGATGTCTTTCTCTGTTTTGTCCACGCATGGCTGTTTTGAACAACTAGGTCGCTAGGCATAACAACATATGTATCCTCTACAACCCAACCATCTTCCCATTCCTCAAGACAATTCCTGAGTTTTAATACCCTTCCTACAGACGCATACTTCTCTGGTATAAAGGAAACCTGTTCCTTATACGCTTCGCCTGTAATGGGTTTTCTAAGCCTACATTGAACGTGCTTGTCTTTCATTCTACTCCTCCTGGCGCTTTATAATAGCCAACATCGTGACCTGGAGCAAGGTACTCTTTGGTAGTCTTGTCCATTCCCTTCCTTTGAATCTCGAAACGAATCTGTTCGCACATCGTCATAGGAGCGCCATATCTGGTAACTTGACCATTACGGAATTCGGTGATAACCTTCTTGTCTGTGCCGTCAAACGTACCCTTGCCAAACGGGCAAAGTTTTGTACACTTCCAAGACCTATTCAACTGAGGAACCTGAGTCGCCCTAATAATGTCGAACTTCTCCCTAAGCATCTGTTCTGTCTTAGGTAGGTCATCCTTCGTATAGCAAATAGTGAACGGACCACCATCGGCGATAAAGAAGATAGTAACCATTATCTGGTCAATATCTGGATAGACTTTAGATAGGGCGTAGTGATACATCCTAAGCTGTGGGTCATCCTGTAGCTTCTCATACGTCTTTTCTTCACCAGTCGCCCAGTTAAGTCTCTTGCCGGTCTTCCAGTCAACAACCTCGTAGACACTATCATCTACCTTTGTGATTAAGTCGATTGTACCCTTAATGGCAAGCTGACCATCTAGCTGAGTACCGTCTGGCATTTGATACTCATACTTCGCCCACGGCTCATTAATCTGAAAGTCGAAGTGAAGTTCTGGAGCTACCACATCCCTCTTTAGAGGGTTAAACATTCCATCGTTAAGTGTGATGGCTGTTTGAACTAGTTCCTGGCATATCTTAAGGTCTTTTTCAGACCAGTTATGGTGGTTTACTAGATTGGTATAGTATCCAAAAACTTGCTCTGTAATCGTATCAATCGGTGCCATCTTAGACAAAGTAACCTTGCCGATGTAGTCATCAACAAATGTTTTCTTCTTGTCTTGCTGTGCCTTCTTGGCAATTGCCAATATTTCAAGCACCTTATGGACTATTGTACCTCTATCGGCCTTAAGACCGCTTGGGCCTTTCCATCCTAGATTATACTCCATGTAATATCTCTGCGGACAGTCATCATGGGCATTATAACTAGAACTTCTGAAGTACGTAATTATCATTCGATTACTCGCTAGGGGTTTCATTTAAGTCCACATCTTCATCTATTGCCCAACCCCACTCTGTGATTACCTTAAGTGTTGCGGCATTTTGTTCATTAATAGTCATATCTTGATTGTCGATAACAACATCAAACTCACTCCAGTCGAAGTTATCCTTATCTAGAGCTGTCTCGCTATCGTGCATATCGTTGAACGGATTCCTGGTAAATCTGATTACCTTACCACCAGCATCCTTAACTCCCCTAACCTCATTCGGAAAGCGAACATCTGCAATAATAGCAAACAAGGAATCTTCTGCGTAAACCTGCCTAATGGTCGAATCTACCCAGACATTCCTATACATCCTACGGAATATTTCGGTGCCCACATACTGCATAACCTCGCGGGCGGTCATTTGACCTGGGGCGTGATAAACAAATAACCCATCTTTTTCGTAGTATTTGCCTAGTCTACCCTCTAACCTAAACACTTCATTCTTTTCCTCTGTGTAGCCTTCTACGAGCGACCACGCAAAGTCAATAGGTTTCTTTGTGCAAACCCCAGGCACATCTTCCCATAGTATATTTGTTAGCGAGTTCTTATCGTCGTCGCTACCAAAACACTGTTCGTGCGTTAGCCC